TCACTCCATGATAATTTCTGTAATGACTGTTTCCTCCGCCTGTGCTTTCAGTGTGTTCATCAGCCCCACCCAGCGCATGGGGTCACGGGCTTTCAATTCCTCAGTGATGCCCGCCGCCTCCATCATGCGGGGCAGCATGGCGTCCATCCGTTCACGCGCTGCCCGGTCTATCTCCAACAGGTGCGGGTACAACTTTTCGCTCAAAATCAAGCTGCTGTAAAGACCGGGCCGGTGTTCCTTCATGTAGCGTTGACGTCAACAACCTTTAAACCTGTATCTCCGTCCCATCCTTAAAGGTCACTCGGATGCCCTTCTCGCTGTACACCGTTACGAAATCCACCAAACTCGACCACAGCCGTTCATCAAACTCCGTGACTGGCGCTTGACCCTCAACTGTGTGGAGGAACTGCTCCAGCAACTTTTTGCGGTCAGCTTTGTCGGCGACCGCCTGGGTGACCTCATCAAACTGTGCCTTGACCGCTTCATATCTGCTGACCAGACCATTGTAACGCTGCGTATACTCGTCCTGGTCGAGGGCAACACGGGCGTTCTCCGTCACGCACCGCTCCACCAGTCCAACCACAACCTCCAGTTCTTCCTTCAGTTCTGTCTGTCGCTTTTCCAGTTCTGCACTGTCGCACAGCATGGCGATGACCATCTGCACATTGACAGATAATTCTTCCTTCTCGGAGAGCAGGATGTTGACTGCTCGGACAAATGCGTCCTTGACCTGATCTTCCGTGACATGGGGCGTACTGCAGGGCTTTCCGCCTTTGTACTTGTGATTGCACTGGTAGATGACCCGGCGGTATTTATCTGTGGAGTGCCATACCTTCGAGCCGTACCAACATCCGCATTCGCCGCATTTGATCTTGGAGGAAAACATACTCACGCCGCTGTAGCGGTGCTTATCCTTCATCCGCCGCGCCATCTCCGCCTGGACATAGTCGAAGGTGACAGGATCGATGATGGCTTCGTGGTTGCCCTCCACATAGTACTGCGGGATCTCGCCCTCGTTTTTCTTTGTCTTCTTTTGGAGAAAATCCACTGTGAACTCCTTCTGCAGGAGGGCGTCGCCCTTGTACTTCTCATTGGTAAGGATACTGCGGACGGTACTCTGGCTCCAGACTGCCTTGCCGCCAGGGGTCGGAAGTTTCCGCCCCGTCAGTTCCTTGGCGATGGCGTGGCAGGTCAGCCCGTCCAGAAATAACTTGTAAATCAGCTTGACAGTCTTTGCCTGCTCCGGATTGACCACAAAGCCGCCGTTCGGCCCCCGGTCATAGCCCAGGAACCGCTTGTAGGCCACGCTCGCCTTGCCGTCTGCGAACCGCTTCCGCTGGCCCCAGGTGGTGTTCTCCGAAATGCTCCGGCTCTCCTCCTGGGCAAGGCTGGACATGATGGTGATGAGCAGCTCGCCCTTGGCGTCCAGCGTCCAGATATTTTCCTTCTCGAAATAAATCTCCACGCCTTTTTCCTTCAGCATCCGTACCGTGGTTAGACTGTCCACGGTATTTCTGGCAAACCGGCTGACGCTCTTTGTGACGATGAGGTCAATCTTCCCGGCAAGGGCGTCCGCCACCATTGCCTTGAAGCCCTCGCGCCGCCGGGTGTTCGTTGCAGAAATCCCTTCATCCGTATAGATGGCAACAAACTCCCAATCGTCCCGCCCCTTGATGTAATTCGTGTAATAGTCCACCTGCGCCTCGTAGCTGGTGACCTGGTCCTCATGGTCGGTGGAGACGCGGGCATACCCGGCAACGCGGCGTTTCTGCTTGCTGCCGATGGGGATGGCGGTGTATTTCGTGATGGTCGCCGGAATCGCCGTTACTTTTCTTTGCGCCATTTGTCTCCACGCTCCTTCCGTAATTGCTTCATGTGTTCACTCATCTGCCGGCGCCGCTCTGGCGTATAGGCGCCCTTAATGGATTCCTTAAATTTTGCCCTCTGCTCCTCAGTCCAAGGCCGCCCCACACGTTCCGGCGGCTGCCAGTTGCGGCTTACGGTTCTGCCATCCTTAAAACAGAAGCGGAGTTCTGAAGAGGAAAGCACCTCAACTCGGTCGATCTGCTCACGAAAAACGGCGGCGTCAAACGCATCCAGCCCAAGCACCCCGGTGGCCATCTGTTCCAGCAAATCCTCCCGTAGGCTGGGAGCATCGCAACCGTTATGCTCTGCGCACCGCCAGTGGCTGACCTTGCTGCCATCTTTGCAGTTCCGTGTTGCTTTGCGGAAATTACAGCCGCAGGATACGCACTTTATCTGCCCAGTGAAGCAGGATGCACCGATGGGATTCGTGCCGTTCTTACGCCGTTTCGCGGACACTTCAGCACGCCGCTCCGGTGTCCAGCAGTCCTGATGTCCCGTGTTCGGGCAGTCCCTTGTCACCACACTGCCGTCTATCATGTGAAAATCCAGCGTATACTTTTGGGGAACCTCGATGCGGTCTACCTTTTCCAGGAAAGCCGTTTCATCAAACTCATCAAGCCCCAGCACTTCCGTACAGACCTTGACCATGTTTTTATGGTTGATGGTGCCGCCTACAGGGCATCCGTCACCGACCTTCTTTTTCTTTTTACTGCCACAGTTCCAATATTCCTGAACATTTCCATTTTTTACACGTTTGTTATGCATATAGCTCTGGCCGCAGTATGGGCATTTGATCTTTCCCGTAAAGCAGGACGTGTTCAGGCTCTTATTTGCCAGTGCGCCAAGCTCCCTGCGCCTTGCCATTTCCTCCTGTACAAAGTCAAAAGTGGCCTTGTCGATGATGGCAGGATGGGTGTCCTCCACATAGTACCGAGGAAGTTCCCCTCGGTTCTTTTTCCGCTGCTTGGAGATAGGGTCGGAGATAAACTCCTTTTGCAGGAGCAGGTTTCCCGTGTAGGTCACATTGGTCAGCACCACCTTGATGTTGGAATCCACCCAACGGCAGCCGTCCCTGGTTGTGATGCCCTCGGCGGCAAGCTCCCGCTCGGTTTCCAGCCTGGATTTCCCGTCCAGAAAGTTCTGGAAGATTCGTTTTACAATCTCCGCTTCCTCCGGCACGATGACCAGTTCGTCACCCTCCCATCGATAACCGTAGATGCGGAAGTGACCGTTAGGGATGCCGTTTTGCATCCGTTTTCGGATGCCCCATTTCACATTGTCGGAAATGCTGCGGCTCTCCTCCTGGGCAAAGGACGCCAGGATAGTCAGCATCAGTTCGCCGTCCCCGTCCATCGAGCGGATGCGCTCCTTCTCGAACCGCACCTCGACGCCTAAGTCCTTCAAATGCCGCACCGTTTCCAGAAGATCCACCGTATTCCTGGCAAACCGCGAAATGCTCTTTGTCAGGATAATGTCGATTTTGCCGGCTTCGCAGTCGGCAAGCATCCGCTTAAACTCATCGCGCTTGACCGTATTGGTGCCGGAAATAAAATCGTCTGCGTAAACGCCGGCATATTCCCAATCCGGGTTTTTCTGAATCAGCCCGCTGTAATAGCTCACCTGCGCGGAAAGGGAGTGGAGCATCCGTTCCGACTGCATGGACACCCTGGCGTAAGCGGCCACCTTTTTCTTTTCCCGGATGGCGGGAACTGCCGCTTCGATTCTCCTTAAATTCGGCATGAAATCACGCTCCTTTCCGCTACTATACATCACTCTAAAGGCGCGTAAAGTCAACGGATTTCAGAGCATAATGCGCCAAAAAGAGGGCGGTATTTTTCAAGGAACATTGTATCAATCTGACGGTACTCTTCCTCGGTGATAAGCCCCTCTGCGAGCATCTTTCTGACTATGCTCATGGTCGCCTGATAGAGCTTTTCCCGCCTCATCTGCTCCTTACTCATCCGCGCTGCCTCCGAACCGGTGTCGGATGTAGCAATCATGGCTGCAGTATTTTCTCGCCGCCTGTCCATAGACTGAAAAAATCTTACCGCAGCCAGCACAGGCAACCTCCCGTATCGCCCTGCGGTCAACCTTGTCCAGATGGGCGTTCCACCATTTATTCCTGCACTTATCACAGCAGAACTTCTTTTCCTTTCGGCCGGCGTTCTGCGCCACAGGCGTTCCGCAGCAAAGGCACTGATGCTCGTCCGCTCCAGTGACCGGCTTATCCTCTTTCTGTGCGTTCCTGCGGCAGAAGGATTTTACTGTATTTTCTGAGATCCCGACTTTCCGGGCGATTGCGCCGTAGCCCATGCCCTGCGCCCGGAGAGCGGATACGATCATTCTCTGTTCATTCGTCACCGCTGTCCCTCCAATCTGTAACTTTCTACCTCTGAAAGGACAGAAGCCGGGGATTTCAGCGGATAAAAAAAGACCCGTGCGCAGCCGACCATAGAGAGCCGATTGCACACGGGTTTTCTTGTTTCCTTATTCGGTTTTTACTGCATAGTCCAGAGAAATCCAGCCAGCGCCGGACTTCAGCCGTCCCCAGCCAGCAGAGGCCCCCTGGCCGGACTGGACCTCCACGATGGTAAACACGCCTTTGCCGGTAAACTTCCCGGTTTTGGCATAGTCCGTCCCCGGCCCTTTGCGAATGTTCAGATCGGAGATGCTGACCTTGACGGTAAACGGCACATCCGGTGCCGCCTTCGTTGATGTGTTCGGTGTGTAGATGTTTACACCGTTATTATCGAACACGCTATATCCCGGATTGGCATCAGCGCACTTCTTGGCATTGGAGAGGATCTTGTATGCGCCTTTCTGCGATTTACTGTCAGACCATGCCTTACGGACACGGTAATAGCCCTCTGTCAGCTTTTCAGGATACTCAGTCTCGGTGCCCTCGGATGCCCCGCCGCCAAGCTGTGCTGTGACCTTTGCGGCAAGATCACCCATCCGGGCATACATCCAACTGCCCGGACAGGACTTGTTGGCAAACCAGCGATGGACAGTCAGCACCATCTCATCCGGCTTCGGCTTATAACTGAGTGTCTTATCCTTATCACCCAGCCAGAGGAGCTTTTTCTTGCCGTTGCGCTTGCAGATATCCACGCAGAGCTTAATGAGCGTCTGGTAGACCACATCCTTAAAGGCATACGGCTCTGTGGTATCGGACGCGCACTCGATGGTGACCGCCCGCTGGTCGTTGGCGCTGGAGGAGGAACACCAGGAGCGGTTTTTCTCCTCCACATACATTCCCACACGACCGTCCACGCCGATGCCGTAGTTACAGCTTGCCTGTCTGGAAGTCGGCAAGAAGATATTGCCCAGCGTCTCCACCGAGCATTGCCCCACCACGCAGTGGGGCGTAATGCGGTCGATGCTGTGCGTCCGCTGCCCGGAGTGGTTTGGGCTGAGTTTCGTGTAAGATATCAGTGAACTGTTCGTGTAAGCCATAGTTATTTTCCCTCACTTTCTGTGTTTTCCGCCCGGTCATGGAGCTGTGCCAGGATGTCCTTCATCTTCTCCGGCACAGGAAGCCCCAGGTGCGCCGCGTTCTCCAGAAGGCTCACGCCCTCGTTGGAGAGGTAAAAGAAGATGACCGCCGTGCGAAGGACGCTGCCTGTGCCGATCACCTGTACATCCAGGATGTTAGCGATCCCAACCAGCAGGAAGATCAGCACCTTCCGGCAGATGCCCTTAAAGCCCACCTCGCTGGACAGCTTCTTGTCCGAGATGGCGCACATCACGCCTGTGACGTAATCCACCGCCACGAATACCACCAGGGCGATGAGCAGCCCATCGCAGCCGCCCAGGAAATAGCCCAGCCACCCGCCGATGGCCACAAAGATCACCTGCGCCGTGTTCCAAAGTTCCTTCATGTTGATACCTCCGTTTCTTGAAATGGTTTTGTGTATGAAAAAAGCGGCCGCCCCGCAGGGCAGTCGCCAGTTCCCGTAAGTTATTCTGTTTGCTTCGGCAGCCATTCCCTCGTCCTCACAAGCTCCATATCGCTCGTTTCCGTGCAGGCACGAAAACTCACTCATTCCGCTGCTCGTCCTCTCCCCAACAAGTCTTGCGACTTGCCGGGGTCCCCATGCTCATATCTGCTTGGGCAGATATTCCCATAAACGCATATCCTCCTGTCCCAAAGACCACATACACATCCCCCGGAGCTTCCAGCGGTACGCCGCCTGGTTCGCCCAATAGACCAGGGAATCCACGTCCTGGTAGTAGAGGATAGAAAAGCCGTCCGCATCTCCAAGAAACAGCCGGGAGATCCAGATGTTGATGTCCTTTGGTATGATCCTTGCCGTGTAGTTCCCGCCGCAGGAAATCTCTAAAAGGTCGGAATGGAAGAAGTCATAATCCAGGGAAATGTCTTCGCTCCGGGTGGAGGTTTCCTCCACATCGGAGGTCAGCGTGAACACCTGGAACTCCTCATCCCAGGTACAGTTGGAACGGCTGATCCTGCCGTAGCTTTTGAAGCTGCCGTCCGGCATCTGGACATCAAACCGCTCATACGGCTCGTAGGTCCAGGCGTCTCCAAGACGCAGAAGCTCACAAACCGTGGTACTGTCCGAGCGGTACCCGGCGTATCCGCCGGAAAAACCGCTGGCTGTCGCCGTAAAGCGCAGGGTATAGGAGGAGCCGGAATATACCCGCACCTGATTTCCACGGACACGCATCTCCACCGTGTACATGGAGGGATTGCCCCGCAGATCTGCCGATGAAGTCCTTGCGATCTCCTGGCTGTAGCTGCCAAGGAGCGTGGAACCGTTGTACAGCTCCACCGCCTGGGTGTCGTAGTTTAAGCAGCAGAACAGGCTGCCGCAGAACACACCGGCCCGCCCGCTGCCGTTTGCCGGGAAAGCCAGCCTGGCCCGCAGATGCAGCTCCGAAAAGCCGTCATACTGCCACGCAAGCTCCCCATGCCCTTCAAGCTGGGAGTAGACACGCTCCATCGAATATTCATCCGACCGCCACACCTCGAAGGAGCCGGAACGCACCGTCCAGTAGTCCGTCTCCAGCACGCCGTAATCCTGGAAGTCCTCATACCAGATGAGCGCCGAGTCCGGCTTCCTGCGGAGCATTTCCAGCGTCAGCTTAAAGCCCTTATCGGGTACGGCCATATTGCCGTTTACATCCTTAAAGCTCCTGGGCACAAGGGCAAAGGTGGCCTCCCCGGCGGTAGGTTCTTCGGAAAAAGCCGAGCAGACCCGGAAGCCGTAAAACTGGACGCCTTTGACGTCCAGAGAGATGGTAATGGTGTGTGTCCCGGCCGAAAGCGTTACGCCGCTGGCGAGGGACGCCCAGAAGGTACTCCGCCAGTACGGCCACCACAGGCGGCTCTCTGTGAAATGCTTTGTGCTTCCGTCCAGCGCCACATAGATGCCGTTTTTGTCCCAGAAGGGATAGCAGAGCCGCACCGCCACATCGTAAGTTCCCGCTGCGTTTACCGTAAAGCTGTAGGTCACCGAGCCGTTATCGCCCAGGGTCGCAATGCCGTTTTCAATGGAAACAATGCCGGATGCGCTGGAGTAGCCGTCAGCGTCCCGGTCGATGAAAATAGTTCCGAACTCGGTTTTCTGCTCCTTGCCGTAGGCAGTCAGGTAGCGCCTGCGGTTGTATGTGTCCGCAAGTTGAGGGTACTCGCGGGAAACTGCGTCCGCTCCTTCCATGTAATCGTAGACATGGGGAAAGGCGTAAGGCACCTTGTCATAATCATCCCAATAGGCCACGATAGGGAGAAAGGGCTGGGGCGGCGCGTCACCTGTGAAGTTGTACGCTCCCGTCATCCAGTACCTTGCGGCGTAGTAGGTGTTGGAAACGCCCCGGTAGGTCTCGCCCAGGTTCTCCGGCGTATCGTAAATCTGCCAGTTCCAGCCGTAGGCCGGCATTCCCAAGAAAATCTTATCCGGGTCCATGACCTGGGTGGCGTAATCGTAAATGCCCTCCAGCCAGCTTCTCGGAGAAACCGGCCCCGGCGCGGAGCCTGCCCAGGCCATGCCGTAGCTCATAATAGACGCCGTGTCACAGTAGGCATCGAGGTCCCCGTAGACACACCAGTTCTCGCCGCCCACCGAGCCATTAACGGAAGTCATCCCCGGCAGGCAGATGTTCATGTGCTTCGTGGCATCGTAATTCTTTACCGTATTGTAGATGTTCTGGAACATGGCGGTTGACGCGGCATGGGTGGAGTAGCCGTCCCCTCGTTCCAGGTCAATGTCGATGCCGTCACACCAGGGATACTTCTCCATGATGCGGATGATCTCCGAAAGGAACATCTCCTGCGCCCCGTTTGTGTTGTCCCGCAGGGCGCGGAAGATGCTGTTCGCCCCGTCGTTTGCCACCGTCAGCAGCCACTTGATATGGGGCCATTTGTTGATGTAGGTGAGCATATCCGAAATCGCCACGCCGCTCTCGTAAATCTCCCCGGTGGCCCGCACCTTAAAGGAGAACAGCCCGATCTGGCTGATGCGGTCGCCGTAGTCCCGGAGGGCTTCGTACATCCGGGCATTGCCCATGAACGTCCATACCATGATCTGTTTGCCTTTCAGTGTGTCCATCAGATCGGCTCACCTCCATCCTGCATTTCCTGCATCTCAAACAGCACCCGCGCCGTTTTCCCTTCCGGGAGCGTCACCTTATGCTTGGAATCCCAGGCGGCGCTGTACTGGTAAAAGCCCTCTTTTTTCTCCGGGCTGCCGTTCTTCGTACACTGCCGTGTGCTGGCAAGCAGAGCAAGGTCCGCTTCGGCGGGGACAGCGTTAGGGAAGGATACCTTCTGGCCGCCCACGCCCTGGCAGAGGGAAACCGTCCCCGCCTCCAGGTCGGACTTCGGATACAAATGCACATCCAGCCCAGCAGAAGTCTCCCCAAGGTTAAAGAGGATGACTGTTTCCTCGCCCCGCACCACGCCGTTGAACCAGACAGGAGCCTTAACCTCGCCGTCTACACGCAGCTTTTTAAGGAATGGTTCGGTATGTGGCGTGTATCCCGTCAGCGCCGGGCCTTCCTGGAGCATCAGGTCGGTAAAATAGATCGTGCCGGAGCAGTCCGCAATGGTAGGCTTCACGGTAACGCTCACGACACGCATATCCTGTTTCCGGTTGATAACCTCCGCCAGCCGGATAAAAGCAATCTCAGCCATCCAGCGTCCACTTCATCTCGCAGGGATGGCCTACCCATCCCGTCACCACGGACCCCGCCTGCAGGAGGATGTCCGTGATATAAAGCGTCCCGGTGCAGTTCGTGATGCACACCCGCACCGTGATGGACTTGACCCTGGAGGAATAATTCTCCGGCGCGATCCGGGCGGAAGTTGAAGATAAATATGCCATGCCGTCCTCCTTCCATCAGTACAAATCAATGAACCGGCTTTCCGTGCTGCCGTCCTCATACTCGATCACCACTTCAATGCCCACCTGGGAATCCTCGCTTAACTTCTCCAGATTTTCCGAGCCGATCTGCGCCGACAGGGTGTAGCTGGAGCGGTTGGCGGGATAGACGGTCTGGGACAGGCTCTTGGTCATGCCGGCCACGCCCTCCGCTTTGAAAGACGCCGTGCCGGACGCGCCGTTTTCACTGTCCGCCTCAAAGCCGGAACTGACCCAGTAGGCAAGCCCGTCATCGGCGCGGGAGTTCCGCAGCAGATTGAAAGGAACCATTTCCCGGATGTCGTTGTTCGACACCATGCTGGTGCCTTCCAGCGAGTCCGCCGCGTTGTCCCATTCACTGGCGGAACTGCCCAGGTTCTTCAGCGTGGTGGAAAGCTCCAGCACCGTGTTCCACGGCTCCTGCAGGTTGTATTCCCGGCGGACAATTCTTGTGGTGACCGAAAGCCCCAACTCCTTATCCTCCACCCGGACGTAATCTCCCAGTTCCCAGGCTTCATGCTCGTAGCCCGTCAGCACGGATAAGTCCATCGCGTTTAACACATAGGAAATGATGGGCTTGGCGTAATCCGCCAGCCGCATCTCGGCGTATTCCTTCATCTGGTAGGGGTTCGTAAAGGAGGAGCAGTCCAGCGTAGAGATGCGGATTTCACTGGTATAAGTAAAGTCCTCCACATAGGGCCTTCCGCCGTTGATGTCCGCGAAGGTCATTCCTTCCGCACCCACGGCGTATAGCCTTGTCACAAGCTCCCTGGTATCCACTACCCGCTGGATGGATTTCATGTTCTTTTTGTAGGCAAAAAGGGCGCCGCTGTCCTTGCCGTTGACCGTCTGAAGATGCACCAGCCGATTCGGACAGTCAAAGACCAGGTCGCCGCCGTGAAGGTCTGCGGTATTCCGAAGGATGGACAAAGCGTTTTTTTCCGTACTGGTCCAGGTGCGCTGTGTCCGCACTGTCACCGTGCCGACGCTCCATTCCGTACCCTCCAAGGCGTATGCCATCGCTGTTTCCGGGTACTCGGCTTCAAAGGTACGTTCTTCCTTGCGGACAGAGAAGGTCAGGTCATAGAACTCCGCCTCTGCGTACACCTCCGTGACGGCACTGCCATCCGTGTCCCTGGTGTCCGTGACCGTCCTGACCTTATACACATCGTCCACGATCTGGATCTTCTTCTCGCTGTCGATGTAACCTCGTTTGCCGTCCCGGTAGGGGATCTTAAAGGAAAGGGTGTCCTCGCCGTTGATCTCGCCCGTGACAATGATGTCATAGGCGTTTTCCAGCACCGCCTCCCATGCGCCGTTACTGTCCAGCACGACAGGCCTTGCATAGCCAATCTTCTCATATGGTGCTTTCGGGATGTCATAGAGCCGGATGTCGATGAGTTTCGGCGTCCGGGATGTATCTGTGGTAGTCAGCGTCACCCGGAACCGGATATACGCCCGGTTGGGGGACGCCAGTTTCCCGTCCGAAGGGACTGCCGCCCAATCGCTCCATTCCTCCAGGTCATCGCTGGTGGAAGTCTCCACCAGGGAAACCGCCGTAGTGCCGGAGATGTACTCGCTGGTCACAGATACACGCCCCGTGCCGGAGAGATTGCAGTCTGCCGCCGCTGTGGTCAGCACACCCTCGGATGGATAAACGCCGTTTGATGCCCGGAGCGTGACTGCCCCCGGCTCCGTGATGCCGTCCACATCCCCGGAGGTATCGCCGCCGTTGGCCATAACTGAAGACCGGAAATAGTCCACCAGGTCATCGGCTGTGAGATTCGTATCGCAGTCCAGAAACCAGTCGTCCAGACCGCCGGCGTACCAGTAGGAGTCGGCGTGCATCCCCAGGATCAGGTCCGCCGTGCAGGAGCGGTTCAGCTCCCCGGTAAAGGAAAGCACTTCCGATGCCCACACCGTGCCGCTGTCCCGGTCGCCCACCACATACTGCGCCGTCTTGTTGTCCGGCTCGATCAGGCAGGCGATAAAGTACCAGCCGCCGTTGACCAGAGAGAAGGGCGGGTCTACCGACTCGTCCAATATCAAAGAGCCGGTATCGTTGTAGAGCATGATCCTCGGATCGCCCCGGATGAGGGACAGATAGAAGATCGGCTGCCCCGGCCCATACCGGGTATTGAAGATTGGGCAGTAGGTATTCCCCACGGAATAGGTGGTGGGGTTCATCCAGCCGCCGCAGACAATCCTTGCCCCAAGGCTTGCGAAAATGCTGCCGTCATTGGTCACCTTCAGATAGTTCTGCTCAGAGGAGGGGTTCACAATGTTCATGCGGAAGTAATTCCCCAGACGGTTTGCGGAAAGGGACGCGCTGGTGCCGCTCCAGTTGTTGATGGTTGCCGCCCGCCCCATGCCGGAGGAATCCAAAAGGCAGTCGTCCTCATCCGGGTCCGATTCATTGAACCGCCACAGGCCGCCCTTTGCCCATTCTTCCGGGAACTCCCCGGTAAAGTCCGTCTGTTTGTTCAGTATCGTTTTCAGTGCCATCGCAATCCACCTCTTTTCATTCTTCCACAGACTTTAGATGCGGGCGCATATCTCATTCGCCCCACATTTTACGAGCGCGAATTGGCACTGGCGGCTCGCCAGTCACCTCCATCGGCTCCTTGCCTGGATTTCCAGCCCTGTAAACGTGGCGTTTGCCGCCGCCACAGAGATGGTGTTGCTCCCCACCGCCAGCGTGGGGAAGTTCAGTTCCTCCAGATACGGCAGGGCGTTCCGCAGGAGCATCCCGTCCGCGTCCTCCACATAGGCGGTCATCCGGTCGGTATCCACCACCAGCGTCTCGCCGGCCGCAAGGGTGGCGTTGACGATCTTCAACTCTTGCCCGTTGGTAGTAATGCTGATGGAATTGCCTGCCCCGGAAGTAACCACGCCCTCAATGCGGTAAATGGGGTTGGACTCCATGTTCCCGATGAGCCGCGTGACCGTGCTGTTTCCCGCTTCCGTGATGGAAAAGGTCTCATCCTCGATGGCATAGCCGAAGGGGTCCGGACAGAAGAATGTCAGGTCAAAGCTGCCGGAAGAACGCAGGAGCCGTTCACACTCCACCGCCGCGTTCAGTCTTGCCATGAAGTACCGGTCTGGCACATCATCCAGGACGAGCTGCTTTAAGCCGCCCACCGGGTCGAGCCATGCGGCAATATCATCCAATGTGGAAACCAGGGCGGAAAAGCTGTGCCTGGGGAAGATATTACAGGAGACCACGATCTCCCGGTAGTCGAAATCCGCGCCGAAATCCGTCACGCCGTATTTACCGGGAACCGTTGTAGTAAAGTTCCGCAGACTCCCGCTGACCTGCCAGGAGGTCAGCCTTGCCTTTAAGCCCATGCTCTTGGATGTAATGTCGTTATACGAAAAGCCCACAGGCTGCACCTCCTTTTATGCTGTGCTGAACCGTCCTTGGGCGCGGGAGCCGGTCTGGATCAGGTTGTATAGTTCCTGGGAAATCCTGCGGATGTCGTCCTCGCTGCGGACGATCATCTGCTGAATGGTGATGAGGGTTCCGAAAGAGGTGCCGGCTGTTCCGCCCATGCCGCCGGCCACGGAACCCGCCATCCCGGCTGTGTCAAAGGCAAAGTTCGAGGGGACAGCGGACTGCATATCCGCCGCCAGGCCGTTCATCACGCCCAGGATGCCGTTGTTCAAATCCTCTGCGGCGCTGACCGCTTCACCAGCGCTGTCCTCAATACCGCCGGCAAGACCCCTGCCCAGCATCTCGCCCACCCAGGCCATTTCCTTCGAGGGCGAATTGATGCCAAAGAAGCTGCAGATCCCGTCCCAGATGCCGGAAATCCAGCCGGATACTTTGTCCCAGATCCATCCTGCAAGGCTCTGGATACCCTGCCACAGCCCCTGCACGATGTTCTTGCCGATGTTGACAATCTGGCCCATAGACGAGATAAAGGCATTCACAATCCCCGCAATGATCTGCGGCACCGCCTTTACGATCTCCACAATGATGGTAGGTAGGTTCTGGATCAGCGAAACAAATAGCTGCACGCCTGCCTGGATAATCTGCGGGATGCTGTTTAAGATGGCATTTACCAGCGAGGAAATAATCTGCGGGATCGCCCCCACAATGGTGGTAATGATGGTCGGCAGGTTCTGGATCAGGGAAATCAGCAGGTTCACACCCGCGTCAATGATCTGGGGGATACTGCCGAGGATGGCGGTCACCAGCCCGTCAATGATCTGCGGGATTGCCGCCACAATGGCCGTGATGATCTCCGGCAGTGCGGAGACCAGCGAGGTCAATAGCTGTATCCCGGCGTTGATGATCTGTGGGATTGCCCCGACGATAAACTCCACAATCGCCGTAATGATGGCGGGCAGGGCCGCAATCAGGACCGGGATGGCATTCAGCAGCCCCTGGGCCAGCCCCATAATAAGCTGCAGCGCTGCGTCCAGAATCATCGGCAGATTTTCGATCAGGGTCTGCACGATCTGGGTAACCACAAGGACAATCTGCGGAATCAGAGTGGGAACCGCCGCCGCGATGCCCTGGGCCAGCGTGACGATGATCTGCGTCGCGCCTTCCATCACAGCCGGAAGGCTCTGGATGATGCCGGAAAGCAGCGAGGTCAGCATCTGCATCCCGGTGTTTACAAACTGCGGCAGCATGGAAACCGCCGTATTCACCAGCCCCGTAATGGCCCCGGCAAAGGCTTCATCCGCCCCGTCCACGCCGTTGACCATGTCGGTAAAGGCGGAGATGACTTCCGAAATTGCCGGGAGGAACTCTGCCCGGAGGCTGTTCTTCACATTGGAGATGGTTTCCCCAAGCCCCGCCAGGGTCTCGTCAAGCTGCGCCTGTCCTTCTCTGGAAGCCACCAGCGCCTCATTGTTGCGGTAAAACGCGCCGCTCGCCTCATCATAGGCTCCGGAGAGGGTCTCCATGATCAGGCGGTTTCTCTCGCTTTCACTGGAACAGGCAGCCAGCTTCTCGTTGAAGGCATCCTCGCTGATGCCCACCCAGTTTAAGGCGTCCGCCAGGGAGCCGGTAACCTCACCCACCTTGGCTGTTTCGTTGGCGGACTCGATCATGCCCTCGATGGGAAGGGCGTCGCCAAAGGTACCGTAGACACCGGCCGCGATATTCGTCCACTTGGTAATGTCCTGCTCGTTCTGGGCAAGCTGCGCCAGGAGCTGGGACGCTTCTGTGGCCGTGTCCGTATCGCCCAGGATTTTATAGAACTCCGTGTAGGATTTCTGTGCCGCGTCCCCACTGTATCCCGCCGCCTCAAAGGCGGTGGTCAGCTTACCCTGGGCTACCCGGTATTCCTCAGTGGCTTCGTCCAGGTTCCAGATGGCGCTGCCAAGTTCCTGGATGCCGCTTAACGCCGCCTGGATGCCGGAGGAGATGAGATTGCCCATCGCCACCGTGGCGACCGAAAGGCCGGAGCCTAATTTATCTGCCCCGCTGGATGCGTCCTCCAGCGAATCGCCGAAATCCTCCGCCACATCCCCGGCATCCTTCATCCGCTCCCGGTTCTCCCGCAGTTCCCCGGAAAGCTGGGAAATACGCCCCTCCAGTTCCTTTGCCTCGCTGGAGCCTTTCCCGTACTCCAGAACCGCATTGGAATAGGCGCGTTTCATCCCGGAAAGTTCCTCTTCTTGACGGGAAATCTCCTGGGAGAGCCGCTCTGTGGCGTCCGCCGCCTCCGTCTCTTGCCGGGAGAGGGACTCAATGGCCCGCTCATTAGCGGAAAGTTCCCGTTCCATGCCGTTTAAGGCGGCTTCGGCGTTGTTAAGCTGGATCTGCCAGTTCTGGGTGCGGCGGTCGTTCTCCCCAAAGGAGTCGGCGGCATTTCGGAGGGCAGCCCGCAGGGTTTCCACCTTGTTTTTCTGTGCCTCGATTTCCTTATTCAGCACAGTGTTCCTTGCGGAAAGCGCCTGCACGGACTTATCGTTTTTATCAAACTGCGAGGACACCAGCTTCATCTCGGAGCCAAGCACCTTGAAGGACTGGTTGATCTCGGACAGAGCCTTTTTAAATTCCTTCTCGCCCTCAATGCCAATCTTCAGACCGAAATTATCCGCCACGGACCGCACCTCCTTCCTTCGTCCTCATGGACTTCATATCCCTCGTTTTCGTGTGAACACGAAAACTCGCTCATTCCGTCATTCGTCCTCTCCCCACAAAGCCGCTTGGCTTTGCGGGGTCCCCCGTCATATTCCATAGGGAATGACATCATCTATCGTCAGTTCCCGTTTCGGCTTCGCAAGCCCCAAAAACTGCCTGTGGCATTCCCACAGATCCATGAGCAGGCCAAACGGCATGAGCCACACTTCCTCCATGCGCAGGGAGAGGTGGGCCATGCCGTAATACAAAAGCCGGGTAAACAATTCTTCATCGCTTACCCGGCCGCCGTGTTTTTTCCCTCCGGCTCACTTTCGATGTTCCGTTTCGTACCCCGGTACATGGCCTCCATGATGGCGTCCTTATAGTCCGTCAGTTCCATCGGGGAGGTAAGAAGCTCAACCTCCTCGGCGGTCAGCTCCGGCTTTTTGTCCTCCGGGTGTTTCAGATTGTGGACGAGGATCGGCTGGTTGCACAGAAGGGTAATCAGCCACACGATCTCATCCAGCGCCATCTCAAAGTTCTCCGCCTTCATCAGTTTCTCGCCCAGGTTCTCCAGCCCGCCGTAGCGTCCGGCGATGGCCTTGGTCGCCCTGGTGGTCAGGAGCATTTCGTATTCCTGCCCGCCGATATTGACAGCAGCTGTTCTTTCATCCATACTTCAAACCCTCCTTAACCTTCGCCGCCTGCGCCCGATGTCTGATCTGCGTAGGACGGCTCATAGACCTCATCGTACCAGCCCGTAATGACTGTGGGGGATACACCAGCGTCGTCCTCGGACACCTCCGCTTTCCAGGGGTGTTTGCCCTGGCCGTCCACCTTATTGCGGCGGGTCACGGTGCCCTCGATAGACGGGGTGGAAAACTCGATGCTCTCGCCTTTGGTGGTCAGGTTAGTGGCGGGGATACCGAAAATCACACGGTACAGCCAGAAATAGCGGTACTTGCCGTTTGCTTTCTTGGCCCGGAAGCCGATGGCAACCGGAGCGCCGCCGTCCTCCGATGCGGAGATCAGGACGCCGTTTTCATCGATCACCGCCCCGGTCAGGTCTTCCGCCACGCTTTTCCCAATATCGTCCACACCCAGCGTCAGCGTCCCGCTCTGGAACTCCTTCACGACCTCCGCCGCGCCATCGTCCGCGTACAGCGTAGCTTCCGCCAGTTCCACGGAAAGCTCGGCGGTCATGGCTTTTGCCAAAGCCACAGGGGCGGCATAGGTCTCATCGCCGTTTTCACCCTCGGTAATCTTTGAGTAGAAAAGTTTATCAAGGCCAATGGTAGCCATAGTTCATTCCTCCAATCCATACAGTTTTGCCACATCAATGGCATAGTGGTGGTAGCCGGTATCGTCCTCATGGCCGATGTACCGCCTGTCCGTAATCACAAAATCAGCGGCAAGGAGCGCCTTTGAAAGCTGCCCCTTCCGCATCAGATAGTTCCCTTTGGAGAACAGGGAGAGCCGCGCCTCCTGGGTTTCATACCCCGGCAGGTTATCCGCATGGAGTTCATAGGTATCCGCCAAAGGCGTGACCACCACATATTCCTCCGGCGGCTCCCCGGAGAACACGCCCGTCTCCACAGGCAGTCCGCAGCCGGTGACCGCAGCCTTGATTTCCGAAAGCAGGCTCAAATCTTCTCCACCTCCTCGTCCAGCTTCGCCTTCATGGCGTTGATACAGGCATTCCGGGAGGAGGAACGTGCTGGTTTTAAGAAGGGTTTTGCGGGCTGGCCGCTTTTGCCGTATTCCAGGATGGTGGCGATCTTGGCGTTACTGTCGCCGTCCGACCTTGGCTCGGAAAAGCCTACCTTCACATTGAAGTCCCCGTTCTTATCCTGCAGGGCGGGAGATGTGCCAAGGGAGCGGAGAAGCTCCCCGGTGCTTCTGGACTCATACTTCGTCCCGCTGCCGATAACCGACTGCAGGTTGGAGCGCACCTTGTCCTCCACAATCTCCGCGCCCGCCTCCAGCACCTTCGGGAGGATCTCATCGGTCTTGTCCGCCAGCCGGGACACCTTCATCAGAAAGTCCTCCGGCATTTTCATTTGAACCTTAGCCACCCGATTTCACCTCCGTCCCCAGCGCCTCCAGATACATCCCTCTGCCTTTGACATTCTCCACCGATGTGATCTCGAAGGTATGCCCGTCACAGAGGATACGCATATCGGTTGTGACCGTGACGCCGGGTATCACGCGGAGCCGGAACAGGTCGGTAGCGGTGGAAAAGGACGCCATGTTGGCCCATTTCTCACTGCCATGCCGGCCTTCCCGGTAAGCGCGTACCTCTGCCACGGTCACATCCGTCTCCGTCTTAAATCCCTCATCATCCTGCGTGAACTGTTTTTCCACAATGGAGATGAAGGTGTTCATTTTTCCAAAACTCATGTCACACCTTCCTCGTCGTCACAAACTCCATATCGCTCGTTTCCGTGCAAGCACGAAAAGCTCGCTCATTCCGTTGCTCCTCCTCTCCCCAAAAAGCCATACGGCTTTTTGGGGACCCCCACTGGCGCTAAACGCACCAGTTTCTGTCGAGCCGAAGCAGAAGGTTGACCGTGTTCCAGACCTGCTGGCCGGCCTGCACATTGTCCGCGAAAAAGCCGCCCGTGGAACCGTCCCTGGACTCGTAAAAATGCGATGCCAGCATGATCACCGCCTGTTCGGTAGTGGCCGGCATCGCATTCTCCGTGTAATAGCCCTCCTGGATATGCTGGTAGCTCTCCGCGTAGGAAACAGCGGCGGTGATGTAGCTCTGCAAAAGCGCATCATCCGCTGAATGCTCCAGAATCAGGTTTGCTTTGACTTTTTCCAGCAGAGTGTCCATCACCGCCGCCCCCTTCCTTAACTGGATGCCATCAGGCCCGCTGCCTTCAGCTTGGCCAGCAGACCGTTGAAATCGGAAACCAGAGTGGAAACATCCTCCGCAACACTGTCTGCCTGGGTTGCCGCCTGGGGAATCTCGGCGGCGGGCAGGCCGGTAACAGAAGCCCCCTCCTTGATTTCGAGGATGCCTCCGATCACCCACTTATCGCCGCCCTGTTCCATGTAGTTCTTTCCGTTGTAGCTCATCTGCCAGCCCTCCCTTACGATGCTTTCTGTACCAGCACCTTAACAGCTTCCGGCAGGATCATCTTGCCGTCCACGCGCTGGGAAGCGAGGAAGCCTACCTGGCCGTTTGCCGCATACAGTTCGTTCAGACGCTTAAAGGAACGCCCCTGGCGGTCCGCGATCCAGTAGTAGCTGAAATCGCCAAAGGCGATGGTCTTCGCGCTGGCGGCGATGGCGGGCATATAGGCCGAGGTGCGCACAGGTCTGCCCAGGATGGTATCCGGCGTTCCGGCAGTCAGGGAAGGCTGCCACAGGTACTGGCCGCTGCCATCTTTCAGTTTACGGACTGCCTTGATGGTGGAATCGTTCAGCACCCACACAGCGTTGCGGCGGTAAGGCGATTTCAGGGAGTAGAACAGGTCGATCAGTTCATCGGCGGTAATCGCGGTGGCAGACGCGGCAGTGATGCCGGTCTCTGCGCCGCCGCTGGCCGCCAGGATGCCCAGGGGTTTGCCGGAACCGTCCCCGGTAAAGAAGGCTTCCTCCTCCTTGGCGCCGATGCGGCGGGCAAATTCACGGGAGATGTAGCTTTCCAGGTCAAAGACACTGTCGTTTAACAGTTCCTCGGAAACCTTGATCATCGTCCCCAGCTTATACGCCCCGATGGATACCTGGCCGAAGGAATCATCGCTCTCCGTGTAGGCACCTTCCTCATCGATCCAGGAAGCGGTTCCCTTGGTCGCCACTACCGGGATCTTCCGGTCGCCGCTGGAAGTCTGGATCACCCTGGCAAGCTGGCGGAATACATTCTCCTCTTCCAGTGCCTCTACCAGGGTGCGCTCATATTCGTCCGGTACCAGATAGCCGCCCTCGGAGTCCGTCCCAATCTGCAGAGCGTTTACAACAGAAGGCATCGGTGCTTTAGAGCGCATCATATTCCAGAAGTTCTGGCGGTACTCATCGGTGGCGCGGCCGGTCTTAGTCTCCTCTTTGCCGTTCATGGGCTTACCCGTCAGGGGCTTGTTCACCGGGCGGTTCAGTTCCGCATCCAGCGCCTCCTGGCGCTCCAGACGGGCGATCTCCTTGCCAAGATCGGTGATTTCCTGCTCCATGCGGGAGTAGGTGGCATCGTCCTCGGCGGACAGCATACCTTTGTCGTTTCTGTGGGAATCCAGGAATGCCTTGGTGGCCTCCCAGGCCTTGGCGCGCTTTTCACGCAGTTCAAGAATAGTCATAGTCGTTATCCTCCTTAAAATTTCATCAAATTAAGCCGCTCATAGAGACTGTCTACGGAGCGGCCCTGGGGTTTGGGGTCTTCGGTTTTCTTAGGATTGGTTTTACACTTCGCTGCGATCTTATCCATAAGGGAATTAACCACAGCGGCTTTGGAATACAGCATGGACACCGCAGGTGTCTCCATGTCCTCCGGCACTTCGGAGCGTTTCAGGACTTCATCTGCAAAGCCCAGCTCCACCGCCTTGCCGGCGTCCATCCAGGTTTCCGCATCCATAAGGTGGGAGAGCCTTGTGCGGGAGAGACCGGTCTTGAGCTCATAGGCGTTGATGATGGAATCCTTCACGCTCCCAAGCATCTCGATGGCTTTCTGCATTTCTGCGGTATCGCCCATCGCCACCGTCATGGGGTTGTGGATCATCATCATGGACACCGGGCTGACCAGTACTTTTGTACCAGCCATAGCAATCACGCTTGCGGCGGATGCCGCGATGCCATCGATCTTGACCGTCACATCGTGGGGGTAGTCCATCAGCATATTGTAGATCTGGGCAGCCGCTACGCAGTCCCCGCCGGGGCTGTTGATCCAGACAGTAATATCTCCGTCCCCAGCCATCAGCTCCTCCTTGAAAAGCTGGGGTGTAACGTCATCGTCAAACCAGCTTTCCTCGGCGATAGTGCCGTTGAGGAACAGCGTCCGTTCCGCCGGAGCTGTCTCCGCCGCCTGGTTCTTCCACTTCCAGAACTTCTTCATCGGGGTTTTCCTCCTTTCCCGTTTGTGTATCTGCAAAAGCGCCCGCATTCCCCAGCGGGAGCATATTGCCATTGATCAGGTACAGGTCGCCGCCTTCCTCGGCAGGGATGCGGTCCATGTTCTCCAGTTCCCGGATGTCGTTGGCGCTCATCCAGCCGTTCTGCCTTGCGGTGGCGTAGCCGGACATCCTGCTGGCATAATCGCCCCGGAGCAGCCCTTCTACGTTGAACTTGGCAAAATACCGTTTCTTTTCCTCCGGGGAAAAAAGCGTCCGCTGGATGGACTGCTCCCAGCGCACCAGCCAGGGTTCCAGCGTGTATTTCACGAACTCCAGAGACTGCTGCTCAATGTTGGAGAAGCTGGACTTTTCCAGGTCCCCCACCATATGGGGAGGCACCCGGAAGATCCGGGCAATCTCATTGATCTGGAACTTCCTCGTTTCCAGAAACTGCGCCTGTTCCGGGGAGATGCCAATGGGCGTGTATTTCATGCCCTCCTCTAAAACGGCGATCTTATTGCTGTTGCCGCTGCCGCCGAAGGTGGACTGCCAGCTCTCCCGTACCCGCTGAGGGTCTTTGATTGTCCCAGGATGCTCCAGCACGCCGCCGGGAGCCGCACCGTTAGCAAAGAACTTCGCCCCGTATTCCTCACAGGCAATCGCCATGCCGATGGCGTTCTTCGCCATAGCGATGGGGGAATAGCCCACCAGCCCGTCAAAGCCAAGCCCTGGGATGTGCAGCACATCGGAGGGATGCAGCCGGACAAGACTGCCTTTGACCGTAGGTGCGTCATCCATGCTGACGGTGTATTCGTAATAAAGCTGTCCCTTGCTGTCACGATCCACCGTCATCCGGTCCGGCATTAGGGGATAGAGGGCAATGACCTCACCTTTTCCGTTACGGATAATCTGTGCGTAGGCATTGCCCCACAGGAGCAGATGCGTCATGAGCGTTTCCCGGAACACGAAGGAACTCATCTCCGGGTTTGGCTCGTCATGCAGGAGCAGATACAGCGGATGGTCAATGGCTTTCTCCTTGCCGCCGTCCTCCTTGTAACGGTAGAGGTGCAGCGGCAGACCTGCCACCGCTTCCGCCAGGATGCGGACGCAGGAGTACACCGCCGTCATCTGCATGGCAGACCGTTCATTGACCCGCTTGCCCGCAGTGCTTCCTCCGAAGAAAAAGCTGTAGGCACTGCCTGCAGTACGGTTCTGGGGCTTATCCCTGGAACGGAAAAGCCCGGAAAAGATACCCATATCGAATCACCGTCCTTTCAGATAAACAAAAGGCCCCGGCTGTCATAGACCGAAGCACCTGTATCGTTGCCACAGCGGATCGCCCGGTCAAGCCCCATGATGGTGGCAATCGCGCCGTCAATCTTCTCCGTGGATTTTTCCTTGTCCGCCTTGATGTTCCCCGCCGGGTCGGTGCGGATGTAGATGTTGTCCATCATCCAGCGGAGGACGGGGTGGCCTCCGTGGGCGATTTTCTCCTCCAGCACCAGCTTCATCAGTTCCTTGGTAGGAGGACTCATATCCTTAAAGCCCTGTCCAAAGGGAACTACTGTGAAGCCCATGCCCTCCAGGTTCTGCACCATCTGCACAGCGCCCCAGCGGTCAAAGGCGATCTCTCTAATATTGAACCGCTCACCCAACTGCTCGATGAATTTCTCAATGTAGCCGTAGTGGACCACGTTGCCCTCAGTGGTCATCAGCGTCCCCTGGCGTTCCCACAGATCATAGGGAACATGGTCGCGCCGGACACGGAGGTCGATGGTTTCTTCCGGTATCCAGAAGTATGGAAGGATATAGTATTTATCCTCCTCATCCAGTGGCGGGAACACCAGCACGAAAGCCGTGATATCCGTGGTAGAGGATAAGTCCAGACCGCCGTAGCAGATGCGCCCTTCCAGGTCATCCTCGGAAACCGGGAAGGCGCAGGCGTCCCACTTGTCCATCGGCATCCAGCGGACGGACTGCTTCACCCACTGGTTCAGCCTTAGCTGCCGGAAAGCGTTCTCCTCGCCGGGATTCTGCTGGGCGGATTCACAGGCGGCTTTGACCTTATCGATGCCCACCGTGATGCCGAGGGAGGGGTTTGCCTTCTTCCACACCTTGGGGTCTGTCCAATCCTCATCCTCGGCAGCGCCGTAAATGACGGAGTAGAAGGTGGGATCGACCTTCCTGCCTTCCGCAATGTCGATGGCCTTTTGATGCACCTCATAGCAGATGGAGTTGGTATCGTTCCCGGCAGTCGTGATTAGAAAATACAGCGGCTGCATCCTGGCATCCCCGGATCCCTGGAGCATAACGTCAAAGAGTTTCCGGTTGGGCTGGGTGTGTAGCTCGTCAAAGATCACGCCGTGGGTATTGAAACCATGCTTATTCGCCACATCCGCCGAAAGCACCTGGTAGGAGCTGTTGGTGGGCAGGTAGGTGATCTTCTTCTGGGACTCCAGAATCTTTACCCGTTTGGAGAGTGCCGGACAGAACCGCACCATATCCACCGCCACATCAAACACAATCTTTGCCTGGTTACGGTCGGCGGCGCAGCCATACACCTCGGCCCGTTCCTCACCATCCCCGCAGAGGAGCAGGAGCGCCACAGCGGCAGCAAGCTCGGACTTGCCCTGTTTCTTGGGGATTTCAATGTATGCCGTATTGAACTGCCGGTAGCCGTTGGGCTTCAACACACCGAACAGGTCACGGATGATCTGCTCCTGCCAGTCGATCAGTTCAAAGGGCTTTCCCGCCCAGGTGCCCTTGGTATGGCAGAGGGACTCGATGAACATCACCGCATAGTCGGCGGCGTCCTTATCGTAATGCGAGGTCTTTGCCATAAACTTTGTAGGCTTGTATTTCTTCAGTTTCCGCATAGACACCACCTCCAAAATGGCATAAAAAATGACCTGCCAATTGGCAAGCCGTCTATCTATCTGTACGAGAGAAAGAGCCATGCGGCTCGATCTCTGGCTATAATGTTCTTTTTTTACTGCTGCATCGCCCAGGCAATGGCGTGGCCATCATCCTTAAATTCGATCTCACTTGCGGCTCTCAGCCCAATCATCCCTTCGCGGGTGTGGTCATCGGTCAGGAACTCGTATGCCGCGCCAAAGTAGCAGGGCTTGTTCCGTCCATTGTAGTAGTATCCGGCGAGGAGAACCTTGTCTCCAAAATTCAGCACCTTGCCGTCCATGCCGGAGAAGCGCATCTCCAAATCCTCGGTTGTGGTGGGGTTCGGCAGCCGGTACTTTTTCATTGCTTCGTTGATTGTCATGGTCTTCGTCCTCCATTTTCTTCATTTCCCTTTCGGTGTGTACATATTCGCTCTAAAAGCACATATTATCAAGTCAATTCCGAGCCATAATCTGCACAAAGATCAGAGGAACAAATTGTGTATCTTACCCCTGCGTGTGGCGGTGGATCGTCTCGATGATCTGCTCCTGCTCGGCACTGTCCACACCGATGGACTGGAGCGCCTGCCTGGTACCGCAGTCCGGGCAGATGAGCGTTTCGTTGTCCTCCCGCGAAAGCGCCGGAGCGCCGTGGTAGACCCTGCCGCAAAGCGGGCAGACCGCCATTCTCGTGATATTATTCTTCATAGCCGCATACCTCCAAACATTTATTGTAAGCATCAATCAGAATATTCTTGTTAAAATGGAAGGTGGTGTACCCTTCCAGACACGTCCTCATATAAAAGTTGGTAGGGATGCCGATAGGGCGCTCCTCATGCATGATGTAGGCAAAGGCCGTCACCGTCCTGCGTTTCCCCGTGCGGATGCCTTTGTACTGGAGCTTAATGTCCCGCTTGTAATAGAAATGGGGAAATCCCTCGTAGCGGTCGAGGGCGGCCTCGTCCAAAGCCGTCACCTCCCAAATCACCACGGGGATTGTGCCGTCTTCGCATTCCTCTATGGTCAGATAGGAGCCGGTCTTGCTCCCCTTAAAAAGCAGTTCCCAGCCCTTGAGGTTTGCCGTGCCGAGGATCGTGGCGTGCGGGCAGCGCATCCGCATCTGCCCGACATTCAGGTTGCTGCCGTAAGCGATGTAGTATCTTTTTTCTTTCATGGTATCCATCCTTTCCTGGAGGACTTAGGTTACTTGTCCTTCTACCACCCTAAGACCGCCGAAGCGGTCAGGGGCAGGGCATTTAACCTAAGTCCTTCAAGCGGCTGCTCTGCCGTGCCGAAAGGCTGTGTCTCCGGAAAGGTTACGGGTCAGGAAGTCTCTGGCCGTTGCAAATTCCTCGCCGATGAAGCCCAGGCGGAGGAGCCAGGTTCTCATCGCATATTTGGGGTTTTCGTTCTGCTGGGGCTTGGGGCTTGCGGTGCGCACATCCTTTGCCATCTGGGAAAGCGCCAGGCAAAGCTGGATGTAGCTCTTTAGCTGCCCCGCGTGGATGCCGCCCCTGCGCTCCACTGTCGGCTCATCGAACTGGAAAAGCCGGAACTCGACCGTGCCTTTGGTAAAGGTGGCGTGGAGGTTGAGCATATGGTAGCGGCTGTCGTTGTAGTGGTGGTTTCTGCCGTAGTTTGCGCCGTTGCTGTTGTACCAGATATCCGCGAGCTGGGCCATCGTGCGGGGTTTCCTGCGGTTGACCTGCTCTAAGAACCTGGGGTCTACCGTGCGGCAGTAGCGGCTCATGCGGCTGCGGTCGAGCTTCAGAGCTTCTGCGATCAGGCTCTCGTGGCTCGCCATGATGTTGGCGAGGTTCCGAAGGCTCTGCGGTGTGTGGCCCTGCGCTCCGATGTGGATGTGGACTCCGCATCCTCTGGAGGCGTCGCTTTTCGCTCCTGCGTGTCTGAGCTGTCTGCAAAGCTCCTGCAGGGTTTCGATATCCCCGTAGGTCAGGATCGGGGTGACCAGTTCGCATTTCTGCTCGTCCGGCCCTGCGATGGAAACGTCCTTCTGGAATTTCCACTCGCGCCCCTGTGCGTCCCAAGCCGACCAGGTGCTGTAGCCGTTGCGGCCGGCAGTGTTCTCGTATCTGCCTGTGCCGAAGTAGGCGGCGGCAACCTTCGCTGCCTTCTGGCGGGTGATGCTGTTCATCTCGACCTCGACCCCGATGGTCTGGTTCTTCATCTCTGCAATCTGCCTTGCTGTTTTCTCGTTCATTCTGAAATCCTCCGTTTTTCTGCCTTGCGGCTGTGTGTTTTCCCTTTCGGTGTACACATATTCGCTCTAAAAGAGGATAATAGCAAGGCCATTTCCGATAATATACTACACAAAGATGACCGCAAGATATTGTGTAGTTTATGGCTGTTTGCCGCCATCCGATATTGGCTTGAGAAGGCCGTTTTCCTCCTCATCAAGGATAGCAAGAGCCAGGCGGAATCCCGTCCGCAGCCCATCGATGAAGTACTCCTCAGCGGTCATGCCCGCAATGGCGGCTTGTAGGCAAATCATCTTATCGAGGACTGTGGCTGCTTCCTGATTCAGCATGGATCGGAGCTTTTCTTCTTCATCGGCCAGACCGGCAGCGGCCTTTCCATACTCCGAATTGCGGTCAAACTGCTTTTCATTCGGATTGATGTTCCCATAGAAGAAGTCCTTCAGAATGTTATTCGGCACGGCGGTCACCCACCTTTCTCACAATGTCCTCCCCATAGACCACGTTCAGGCCGCTGCCATTGTCCCAGCGCATGAGGAGGGAGCCGGTATCATCCACACCTTTGACAGTGCCTTTCGTGCCGACAGGCGGAGCCTGCGCATCATCCATCCGCACCAGTTCCACACGGGTGCCGGCAGGGTATTCCCGGAGGATACGCTCCACGATTTCTCTACTTGGAAACTTCATGGCTCACACCTCCGTTCTTGAAAGCCGAGGAACCAGTCAGGTTCTTCAGCAGGATCTTGCGTTCCATCTTGTACTCGTTGCCGATGAAGCCCAGGCGAAGCAGAAAGCAGCGGAATGCGTATTTCTCATTGTCCACCGGCTTCTCGGTCGCTGTTACCCGCTTGGCATTCCTGCTCATCTCGCAAAGTGCGAAAATGAAATGGGTGTAGGCTTTGATGGCATCGCAATCTGGCAGCTCCCTGAACCAGGGAAATGCTACCCGGTCGTCCAGCACCTCGATGCGAAGATCAGTGATGCCCATGGCCTTCCGTATCAGATTCCCTTTGGCATCCAGCAGCTTGGTGAGGTTGCCCACCGCCACCTTGTCGAGCGGGATTTCCACCGTAAGCGCGTCCTCGCAAGCTCCGTATCGTTCGCTTCCGTCTGAAGCCGAAAGCTCATTCACTTCGCTGCTCGTCCTTTCCCCAACAAACCGATTGGTTTGCCGGGGACCCCCTAAATTCGTCTCCTGTGGCGCAGTGTCGGCGGCTTCTGCCGCTTCCTTGGTTTCCTCCCCGAAGGGCTGCTCACCGCCGTCCTGCGGCTCACATTCAAAGCCGGCGGCGGAGATGGCTTCCAGCACCCGCTCGACTTCCTCGCTGTCGGCACGGTCGTCAAATAGGAGCGTCCCATCCTTGGTGACCGTAAAGTAGTCGATTTCATAATTGCAGGTGGGCATAAACTTGTATTCCGCCCTGGCGCCTGTGGCATTGGCGATAACTTTTACCAGTTCCTTGCGCTTGGCGCCTGTCACATTGTATCTGATTTCCATGTGCGAAAACCTCCTTTGTTTTTGGTAGGTACATATATCACTCTGAACCCTTGAAATAGCAAGCGGTTTTCGCACATTTCTCTGTAGAATAGAAACCAGTTTATCCTTCCGAAAACTGTGCATAGTACACGATCCCGGAAAGCACGAAATAGACATTGGGGAGTGCCACGCCATTGCCCCACATTTTATATTCTGCACTGTCGGAATGGGGATTCCTCAGCCACTTGACGATCTGGTTCCGGCTCTTAGGCTTTGAGGAAGTTCCCATGACGGAGCGGTGTATCTCAAACACCTCTGTCCAGAACTCGATCTCATCCTCGGTCGGCTCGTCTGTCCCAAGCCCGGCGCACCACCAGTCCGGGAACCCTTGCAGTCTGGCGCACTCGGTGGGCGTCAATCTGCGGACAATGTATTCAGGCTCGGTCTCGTTCACCACAGGCGGGTCCTTATAGTCCCTTGCCATCAGGGTCGGGGACTGTTCCTTAAGCGTCTGGGTGTAAGTGCCGGTGGTCATACAGTAAGCCACCGCATGGCGGTCAGCGGCATCCAGCGTAAAGGACACATCCTCATTCACCCCGCTGCCCTGGGGACCGTTCTTGTCAGCCCGACCGATCATGGAACCCTGCAGGGCCACCACAGCCATGCCGCCCTGGTTGCAGGTAGGATTGCCACCGTTCGCATCCAGGCATCTGGAAGTTTCCGCTTCGTAGAAGCCGCTCCTCGGATTCTCGGATTTCATGGCGTTGCTGTCCTTGGAGCAGATGCCGTAAACCTTGACCGCCAGTTCATTGCACCGGGTCTCGCCCACATCGTAGGTATTCAGCGTGTTCGCCACATCAGAGGCTTTCCACTGCTGCCCCTCATCAGGAAAGTGGGGTCGGGTGCCTTTCACGAACGGCACGAATACCGTCTGGTCATTGTTACAGCCCAGCGTGGCGGATTTGTTATCCTGGATCAGCGCGCCCTTGCCGCCGCCCTCGCAGCCGGAGCGGATCTTCAGCGTCTTAGGCGTCTCCACCACAAAGGGCTGGTTGTTCCCGCCCATGCCGTAGGTGGCGTTGACCGTAGGGGCCGTCTCCAACGGGCCGGTGTATCTGGTGTCCTGGCTATGGTTCTCATAGACCGCCGCCGGCACCGTACCGGCCCGGAGGGTGGGCGAGGTTTCCTCCTCATACCCGATGCCCCTGGCCTGTGCGGAATGCTCGGTGCAGAATCCGGCAGCTCCCATCACGCAGGGAGGATGCCCGTGGTTTTCCGCCCGGAGCGTTGCTGCAACGTCCTCCGTCACATCCATGCGGCCGCCGCCCTGGTCGTTTAGGCAGACGCAGCCTGTCGCTCCAGCGCTTTCCTCAAAAGCTCCGGCAGCTCCTTGCCACGGGCGGAAGCCCTGCGGAGTATACCCAGACACGCCTTCGGACTCAAATAATATTTTTCCGGCACTCCCGCCTGCAAAATCTGCGACAAGGTAGATGCGTTTTCTGCGTTGGGGGACTCCCCAGTACTGTGCATCAAATACCCGCCATGCGAGACTGAAATCGTCTGCCACGATCTCCCCGGCGGCTGGCCACTTCGCAGGTCGAGCAGGATCAATCTTGTATCCTTTGACCGAGCAGATCTCTTCGAGGACGGATTGGAAGTCCGCGCCCTTGTTGGAGCTGAACGCACCAGGGACGTTCTCCCAGACGATATACCTTGGATATCTGCCATCAGTTGCACACCTCATTTCCTTTACGATCCGGACGGCTTCATAGAAAAGGCTGGAGCGGGAGCCGTCCAGACCTTCCCTCCGGCCCGCGATGCTCATGTCCTGGCAAGGGCTGCCGAAGGTAATGACATCCACCGGCTCAATCTTCCCGCCGTCCATCCGGGAGACATCGCCGTAATGCTTCATAAACGGAAGCCGCTTTGTGGTCACCCGGATGGGGAACGGCTCGATCTCCGATGCCCAAACGGGGGTAATGCCGGAGAGCAAGCCGCCCAAAGGGAATCCGCCGGAGCCGTCAAAGAGACTGCCAAGAGTCAAAGCCTGAGACTCTGGTGTATCTCTGAGGACTCTGTCCGGCTCTCTGGAGGCTCTGTCCGGCTTTCTACTATGGATGTATATAGGATTCACGATGTCTCCACCTCCTTCACAAGGTCGGAGTACATCATCTTTGCCCCATTTCTCTCCACAAAAATATCCTCAGGCGGGATGCCGTTCTCCACAGCCCTGCGGAGGATGACCGATGCGTACTTTTCATCCAATTCCATCATGCAGCAGACACGGTTCATCTGCTCACAGGCCATCATGATGGAGCCGCTGCCACCAAAGGTGTCGATCACCACGGCATTCTCCTGGGTGGAGTTCCCGATGGGATAGCCCAGCAGGTTCAGCGGTTTGGAGGTTGGGTGGTTAGCGTTGCGCTTCGGTTTGTCGTAGTTCCAGATGGTGGTCTGCTTGCGGTCGGAGTACCACGGGTGCTTGCCGTTTTGCAGGAACCCGTATAGCACAGGCTCGTGCTGCCACTGGTAGTCAGAGCGGCCCAGCACCAGGGAGTTCTTTACCCAGATACACACACCGGCCAGATGGAACCCGGCATCAATGAACGCTTTCCGGAAGTTCAGCCCCTCGGTGTCTGCATGGAACACATAGGCCGCGCCGCCTTTCTCCAGATGCTCCGCCATGCACTGGAAAGCAGAGAGGAGGAAGTTGTAAAATTCCTCGTCCTTCATGGAGTCGTTCTGGATGGTCAGGCCGCTGGAACTTTTAAAGGAAACGCCATAGGGCGGGTCCGTCACGATAAGGTTGGCTTTCCTGCCATCCATCAGTTTCGCTACATCCTCGGCGGAGGTGGCGTCCCCGCACACAAGGCGGTGCCGGCCGACTGTCCAGACATCGCCCCGCTCCACAAAAGAGGCTTTCTCCAACGCGGCGGTCAGGTCGAAGTCATCATCCCTGGCTTCGCTGCCGGAATCATCCGCAAACAGGTCGGCCAGTTCCTTCTCGTCAAAGCCGGTGAGCAGAGGGTCAAAGTCCATGCCCTGCAAAGACTCGATCTCTACCCGCAGAAGTTCCTCGTCCCATCCGGCGTCCATCGCCATGCGGTTGTCCGCAATGATATAGGCTTTCTTCTGAGCCTCACTGAGGTGGTCGGCAAACACACAGGGAACCTCAGTGATGCCTTCCTCCTTTGCCGCCAGGATTCTGCCGTGGCCGGCGATCACATTAAAATCCCGGTCTATGATGACGGGATTGATAAAGCCGAACTCCCGCAGGGACGAGCGGAGTTTTGTGATCTGCTCCGGGGAGTGGGTGCGGGCGTTGTTCACATAGGGAACCAGCTTGGTAATGGGTACAAGCTGCATCTCTGTCGTTGTCTTCATCGCACCAGCCCCCATTCCGCAAATTTCTCAAACCCGCCAAGGCCCTGGATGTATCTCCGGGCAGTCTCCACGATCTCAGCGTAGGGAACACCGTCCACTGTATCGTCCCCGATGGCGCAGCACAATTCTACCGGTTTTCCGATTTCCTGCGCCTTCAGCCATGCGTAGATATTGACCGACACATCCGCTTTGGAGAGGTCTTTCCCATGCAGGCCGCCGCCCGTGATGGAATCAGCCATATCAGAGCCGAGCTTGCGATTAGTGGTGCCGGAGTCCACGTCCGTGCCGCCCGTCCAGTCACCCAGGGGATTGACCTCGGCTCCCGGATACTTGTACCTCAGATAGTCGGAGTCCGCATTGCTCTGACAGAGGATGAGCCTTGCTTCGTCAATGATGTACTTCCCATCCGAGGGATATGTGTGATACACACTTTTGGCGATCTCGCAGAGTGCTTTCTGCTCCTCGGTCACAGGCATCCCTTTGAAGATGCCGTTGTCGCCGCAGCGGATTCCGTCTGCCTGGTTATTGGCGAGGTGTCCGTCCTGCGGAACTTCCACATAGTCGGTATGCAGATTTCCGGCAATGCGATGGACGATCCCGGTCACCTCATCCAAAGAGATGTGTACCGATGTTTCCGCAATGATATGGCAGACGCCGTGACCGATGAGAACCTCCACGGCGATCCTTGGATTTTCTTCTTTTCTGTACGCCGCATCCACCAGAGCGCCGGCAATACGGTCAGCCACCTTGTCCGGGTGGCACGGATTTACTTTCTCAAACATGATTTCACCCCTTCCTTGCCCGGAGCAGACGCTCCATCAAATCATCCTGAGGAGAAACGTCCCCGTAATCGGTGCTGCAATTTTCCTTCACGATCTGGAAGATCTCGTTCCAGAGCCGCACCGCCTGGTTCATGTAGTTGATGCCGATGTTGATGAACGGCGATGGGATCGGCTTCTGAGTAGTGGGGTGCTTGGAGAGGAAGCCCATGCGGTTGGTCATCTCCTCGCACTGAATCCAGCGGGCGCTGCACATGGCGTACCGCTCCAATAACTGGGGAGACACCTTCGCCGCGCACCCCACCTTCTTTAGCCACTCCCAGGTTTCCGTGTATATCTCCTCCGCCTGGAGCGTACTCCCGTCACGCTGCTCGGCGGATAAAAACTCATGGGGCTTTGGCATATCGACACCCTCGACTTCGGGAATATCCAGTACTTCCAATCTGCGTCCGCCCGGATTGCCGTTCTCGGCTTTCTCCTTGACGGCAGACTTTTTTCTTCCCGCACCGGGTCTCGCGCCGCCGCGCCCGCCTGTGTTATTGGATTTTGTCGGCATTTTCTCACCCCTTTCCTCGAAAAAATGAGCGCCCGCAGTCGGCCGCCCTTAATTACCCTTTTGATTTCGCCTTTTTCGCGCACGAAGCCCCAGGTCGCTGTCCGCTCATGCAGGTCCCGGAGATTTTGACCGCCCCACGGTCACCGGTCGCCAAGCTCATGATGCAGCTTTGTGTGGCAGGACTGACAGAGGGACATCAGATTGTCATTCCGATGCGTCCCGCCTTGTGATAGAGGGACAATATGATGGACCTCCTCCACAGGAGTCAGCCGTCCTTCCTTCAGACACATCTCACACAAAGGGTGCGCCGCAGCGTAGCGGTCGCGGATTCGTTTCCAAGCCCGACCGTACTTCTTGTTGCTGTCAGCAGGGCGGCCGTACTTGTTGTACCGTTTCCGGGCAATCGCTTCATGCTCCTCACAGTACTGCCCGTCCGTGAGGTTTGGACAGCCGGGGTAGGAGCAGGGGCGTTTTGGTTTCTTTGGCACGCTGCACCTCGCTTTTCGGGCAAAAGGAAAGCCCTGCAGGATTGCTCCCGCAAGGCTTGTTCCTTGTCCTGTTTTTCTGATTCTAACTATATCACAGGGACAAGGTGTATTGCAGTGGCTTTTAGTGGCTTATTTCGGAAACGGCGTCCAACGCCCTGTGGTGGAGCCGGTACAGCCACCGAAGCTCATATCCCATGTCCACGGCGATCTGCTCCCAGGATTTGAAGCACAGATACCGCAGCTCCAGCAGGGTCTGGTACTCCGTGTTCTGGACAGCCTTAATCTTATGGACGATGTCTTTTTTCGTCTGCACCAGTTTGCAGATATCCTCGTTGATCTCAGCCTCCAGCTCAATGATGGAAAGGATGGCGTCCTCCATGCGGTGGAGATTTCTCGTCTCACTTCCGGGCATATCCGAATAAGTCGCGGTTGCCCGTGTGGCGAGGTCATTCAGTGACGCCACCTGCTCCATCTTGCTCTGTATCCGCTGGTCAATGCGGAACGCCTGGGAAAGGTACTCCTTCATTTCCGTCTGCTGCTCGTTCATAGGCACTACCTCCGAAAAAGAAATTGCTTCCCTCGGATTTGCCTTGATTGACTCTCATTTTCTTAGGTTTGCCCGGACCGCATCGATCAGCGCCGACTGCGTCCTGTCCTTATATTGCAGGGCTTTCATAATGCGCTCATCAATAGTGCCGTCCGTGATGATGTGCTGTACGACTACGGTCTTGGATGCCTGACCCTGACGGTAAAGCCGTGCCACCGTCTGCTGGTACAGTTCCAAGCTCCAGGTGATGCCAAACCAGCAGAGGGTGGAGCCGCCGCTCTGGAGGTTTAGCCCGTGGCCGGCAGAAGCGGGATGGATCAGCGCCACGGGAATCTCGCCCCGGTTCCACTTTGCGATGCTGGCGTCAGATTCCAGCCTGGCAAAGCCGATCTTCCGCAGCCGCAGCCGCTCCTCGATGCGGTCAAGGTCGTGCTGGTACCAGTAGGCCACCAGCAGGGGCTTTCCGTTCATGCTCTCGATGATGTCTTCTAAGGCGTCCAGCTTCTGGTCGTGGATATGTTCCACATCCCCGTTATCCGTATAGACCGCCCCGTTTGCCATCTGGGAGAGCTTGCCGGACAGCACTCCGGCATTTGCCGCCGTCACCTCGCCCTTGTCAAGCTGCGCTGCCAAATCCTCGCACATCTCATCATAAATGGCCTGTTCCGGCTCCTCCATATACACCCGGTACTCGCTGTTTACAAGTTCCGGCATTTTGAGGTGGTCGGCGGCTTTCATGGAAATGGTGATATCGGAGATCTTGTCATAGATCCGCTTCTCCGCTCCCGGCAGAGGCTTATAGGAATACACCATCTGCCCGTTCATCCGATCCGGCCGGAAATAGTCCTGACGGTACTTGGTGATAAACCGCCCCAGCCGCTGCCCCATATCCAGCACCTTGAACTCGGCGAACAGGTCCATCAGCCCATTCCCGGACGGGGTACCCGTAAGGCCGATGACACGCTTTGCCCTGGGGCGCACCTTCATCAGCGATTTGAACCGCTTGCTGTTCCAGTTCTTGAAGGACGAAAGCTCGTCCACCACGATGGCGTCAAACTCAAAGGGGACATTCTCCACCATCCACTGGACGTTCTCCCTATTGATGATATAGATATCCGCATCCCTGCGGAATGCCTCCAGCCGTTCTTTTTCTGTGCCGGCCGCCACGGAATAGCGGACATCTTTCAGATGGTCCCACTTTTCGATCTCCTGTGGCCAAGTATTCCTCGCCACCCGCAGCGGCGCGATCACCAGGACGCGGGTGATCTCGAAGTAGTCGAACAGCAGGTCGTACAATGCCGTCAGCGTGATGGCTGTCTTGCCAAGGCCCATGTCAAGCAGAATGGCGGCAATCTCGTGTGTTTCGATATACTCAATGGCGTACTGCTGATAATCGTGCGGTTTAAACTCCACCGCTGTCACCTCCGATCTCTGAAAGGATGTGGGGAATCTCGCTCTCACCGTCCAGGACGAATGCCAGAAACCCCAGCCGCCGCAAAAGCCGTATCCTTGACTCCTGCAGCGGCCGTGGTTTCCTGCCAGGGGCCTTGACTTCCACGAAGCCGCATTTCCCATCCGGCAATAGGATAAGGCGGTCGGGAACCCCGGAAAATCCCGGCGACGCGAACTTCGGCGCAATCCCGCCTTTGGCCTTAACCGCCTGAACCAGTTTTTGTTCGATGGTTTTCTCTCTCATGGTTTTCGTATTCCTCCCAACACTCCACAAGGGCATCCATGACTTCTTGACTTGCGCCGCGATGCTCAAGATACCCGACCAGCGTTTTTAAGCGCCGCCTTTTAGGGAATCCGTTTCCTTCTGCTTTCATGCTCCTGGCAAGAAGCCCCTTGGCAGAATTGTCCTTTAAATGATTCTTTATCATCCATGTGTAAAAAAGCATTCTTTAACCTCCGTTTTTCCTGTGTGACGGTCATGTACCTCTTCCCCTGATTCTCTCTTATATATTGTTTTTTTATCTCCTTAGAGCAACTCTGGTAGAGAGGTACACGACCTACACACCTGCTAATCCTCAAACTCCGATTTGAGTTTCAACCCGTAAATAATCACGCCTGTACGGGTACGCTTTCTTACCACTCCCGTGGATTCCAGCGCGGAGTAGAAATCAGTCGTACTCCGGGTATATTCGCCCATCTGCAGGCAGTAGCTCCTGTAGGCGTTATAAAACTCCCCGGATTTTGCTTCAAAATCATCCCCCATCTCGCAGCAGTCATCCAGGAAGTGGGACAGCCAGTCGTTGTTCTCCTTGTATTTCTGAATGGCGTCCCGCACCACTTTGGGCTGGACGATTTTGTAATCATTTCCGATGACGCGCTTTGCCCCCTCGATGATCCACTGAAGGACCGCTCCGCCCGCCATCTTGAACAGGAAGTCCGCATAGTTTTTGATGTCGGCCTTGCCCTCAATCTTGGCGTTGAAGGGGATCACGATGAGCCGCCGCCAGGTACCCTGGTCAATCGCCCCGACCCTGGGCAGGTGGTTGGTATACAGCACCAGCGTGTGGGTGGGGACATAGGAGAACGGCGCCTTGTACTTTTTCTCCGCATAGATCTCGTCCGTGGAGCAGAGCTGCTTGACGTTGGATGTGTTCAGGCGCATCCCTTCCTCCAGCTCGGCGGCGATGATCATCCGCTTGCCCTTGGCTTCCGCCAGTTCCGGCTTCACGTTGCGCTTGCAGCCCACAGTCAGGGTGTCTGCGGACATATTGCCGGAGTAGGTGCCAAGCACACGGGCGATGGTGTTCCAGAAGGTGGATTTTCCGTTCCGGCCCTCGCCGTAGGCAATGACCAGGGCTTCAATGTAGACCTTGCCGATGGCGGCAAGCCCCACAATCTCCTGCACATAGCGAATCAGGTCGGCGTCCCCCTGGAAGAAGGTCTGGAGGGCGTCCTTCCAGACATCCATGCCGTCCCCGGACGGGTCCACCGCCGTCTGTTTCGTGATATAGTCCTGGGCGTTGTGTTCCCGGACAGCCCCCGTCCTCAGATCGCAGGTGCCGAACGGCAGGTTCAGTAAAAACTCATCCGCGTCCAGGACGCGCTGCTCGATCTGGATCATCGGGCGGGCTTCCTTTAAGGCGGCCGAGATGTATTTCGTATCCCGGCGCTTGATGGCATACTTCCGGTAGGTCTCCGCCCGCTCGTACTTTTCAAAGGAGCGCCGCTGGGCTTCGCTGAACGCCGCCATCGCTTTCTTGGCGCCCATCGCGGCGAGCATGGCCCACGCGCCGTTATCCGACATCTCCTTCATACACCGCTGTATCTCTGTTTCCGCTTCCTCAAGCTGTCTTGCGGTCAGCTCCTGGGCAATGCCCTGGGCGTTAGGCTGGGATTCTTCCCAGAACGAGCCGTTGAACACGATGTAATCCGTAGCCGGGGAGAAGCGGAGCCGATCCATGTACTCCCGCGACAATACAATAGCCTGGCCTACATCCGAGAAATCCTCCGGCATCAGCAGGAAGTCCTGGTTGTACTGCTCCGGCGGGATATATCCCTCCTGGGCAGCTACCTTCGCGCCGAACTTCACGGCGCTGGCCCAGATACCCGCAAGTTCCGCATCATCCAGCGGCGGGCTGCATTTTTCCGCTTCCTTTAAGAACTGCTTATGAGCTTCCTCCGTATTCCCCAGCCGCTTGATGATCCGGCCGGCGTAATGGGACATGGTCTTGTTCCGGGAACCCTCCGTGATCTGCCCCTGCGCCTCGTCCCACTCCGCAAAGTGGTCTGCCAGGAACGCATCAATGGTGATCTCGCCGTCATACACCTCGACCGCCGCATTCTTTACCCCGAAAAGGAACCGGGCGCTGTCTTTAGCCCCGTCATCGAAATAGGGGTAATCGGCAATCAGCTTGTCCTTCCATGAACTGTAAAGAGCTGCATCCGTTGTCTCCGTGCAGATAAAATACACATGGAACCGTGGCCTGGGGCCGCGCTTTCCTTTCTGCTTCATGTGGCTCCTGCTGTAGACAAAAATCATCCCCACGCCCGGAAAGTCCATCGCCACATCAAAGGGCGTGAGCCAGTCGTCAGGGTCATCCGAGTGGTCGTTATCGCAGTCCATCGGCAGGCAGTCCGCTTTCAGGAAATTGTCCACGCTGCGGTAGTTCTGCTTATATGCCGCGCACACATGGTCGAAGGCTGCAGCCTGCCGCATGGTGTCCGCATCCGTGACCGTCACGGGATTCGGATACACGCAGTTTGACCGGCTGCCCACCGTCGCGGCGTCATAGATTGTCATCTGCATTCTGTTTCCTCCATATCCTCCGTAAAATAACGGATTGTCATATTTTTCTGCTTCGCCTTTCCAATCTCCCGGCGCATCCCGTCTGACACCTCGCCGCCGAACACCCAGAGCTGCTCACACTTGCCCAGCAGCACCAGATCCATAAAGATTGCCAACTCCCGCTCCGTTTCCTCTGATAAGAACTGCGGGAACAGCAGATGCGGCGCAATGGGGATCATGCCGGCGTCTGCGGCAAACCGGCTGTACCGCCTTGCTTTTTCGGCATTGCCCTCCGTGTCCCCGGAGTACGGTGAGCAGATATACACCAGCGGCCGGTATCTCGCTGCCTTCTCCTCCTGAACGATTTTTGTGAGGGCTTCATAAGCCGTCGGGTCGTAGTAGCCTTCACTGTTATATCTGCTAACGCCCATATACACCCCTCACTTGATACCGCTCGACCAGGTCGTCCCGTCCGATACTGACCAGCCGCTCGTAGCTTTTCTGCCTGTCTGCATCGCACTGTGCCGTGGTCTTGAAAAACAGGCAGTCCTTCCCGTGGAAGTCATTATCCCCCAGGCAGACGCACACACCGTCCTTATTAGCAAAGCAGTCCCTGTGCGCAGTACAACGCGGCAGACCTTTTGATTTCGCTGTTCCCATAGTCTGTTTCCATCCTTTCTCTGAAAATTGAGCGGCTTACACCTCTCTAATTGTGAAAGGACAGAAACACTCCGTTTCAGCGGTGGGTGTCTGGACCTTTTCAAAATCCAAGGGCGGAAAATCCACATTCCAAGAGAAAACAGCCAGACTGGGGACACCTTGCCCTGCAAACACTTGATAGCCAGAATCTTCTAAAAATAATTTTTGCACTGTTATTCAATGCCTTGACTATCGCCAATGTATGTGGTATATTTATCTCATAAAGAGTGAAATACACCACATTTAGGAGGATAGTTTATGAAATCAAAACGCTATTTATATGGACTTATGGGCTTGCTCTCTCTATTAGGTTTTATTGGCGTTTTCACAGAAGCAAAGTCTTTTCTTGGCTTCTTTGCCTTTGCAGTTGATTTTGAATATTTCTTCATCAAATCAGATGAAATGTTGGAAGAATACATGAACAAGTCAGCTTCACGCGCATTTTACTGCGGAATGATTTCTGTGGCACTTGTTTCTTTTGTCTGTTTCTTTGCTGGGATAAAAGAAGAAAAGGAAGCTCTGATAACAGGTCTTGCATTTGGCTGGGCGGTATCCGTTGTAATCTATGCTTTATCTACTGCTTACTACGGCTTCAAAGAAAAATGGGGGCTGGAAAATGATAAAGAATAGAATTAAGGAGTATCGAGCCAAGTATGACATGAAGCAGGAAGACTTGGCAAAGTTGGTGGGCGTCCGAAGAGAAACCATAGGGAATTTAGAAAAAGGCAGATATAATCCATCATTGGTGTTAGCGTGGAACATAGCGAAAGTATTCAATGTTTCAATCGAAGATATTTTTACTGTAGAGAATTAAACATCAGCCGCAACCGGCAGCACCACCGAGCAGGAAATCTTGAAAGAGGTTCCCTGCTCTTTTTATGCCCGGATGCCGGGAGAAAGGCAATCACGAACCGTCGTTCCACCATGCCCGCATCCTGCTGAAATGCGAACTGCCGCTGTCAGATTTTCCGCAAAAACACCGCTAAAAAATGCCGTCCTTGTCCTTTCAGAAGTGAGAGGCACAGGGACGGCAGAATTTTTCTCCGCTGAAAAATCCCGGTTCTGTCCTTTCAGAGACAGAGGGGCAGGAAAGCCGCTCGGAAACGGAGGTGCTGCGGATGCAGGAAAACACAGAGACAACCAGAGACAGGCAGCTTGACGAGGAACTCGCCGATGTGCTGATTGCCATCAGCGTGATCGCAAAGCGTCTCGCCAGAAAGCTGCAGACGGCAAATCAGGAAGGAGGAACGCCGGATGGGGAAAATGAGCGATCTGGACTTACAGATTAGGGAGCTGCGCTCCTGCGGGGAGACCATCATCGAAATCGCCAACACGCTGGCGGGGATGTTTTATTCCCAGGCGGCAGAAGATGCGCCGCCGGAGGAGAAGCCGAAATCACTCACCCTTGAGGAGGTGCGCCACCGCATGACGGGGATTGCGCAGGCAGGGTACTCGGCAGAGGTGAAAGCCCTCATCACAAAGTACGGAGCGAGGAAGCTGTCAGATATCGACCCTTCCAGGTTTGAAGGGCTTCTGAAGGAAGCGGACGCGCTCGGAAAGCCGGGGGCGGGAAACGATGGGTAAGCATTCCTTTCTTTCCGCCTCCGCAAGCCACAGGTGGATCAACTGCCCGCCGTCGGCCCGGCTCTGCGAGGAGTATGCGGACAGGCCCAGCGAATACGCCCAGGAGGGGACCGACTGCCATGAGCTGTGCGCCTATAAGGTGGAAAAAGCCCTTGGCCGCAGGGTGAAGGACCCTACAGAGAACCTGACCTACTACTCCCAGGAGATGGAGGACTGCGCCGACGGCTACTGTGCCTTCGTGATGGAGGAAGTGGCAAAGGCCAGGGAACGCTGCGCCGACCCGCTGGTGCTTGTGGAGCAGCGGCTCGACTATTCCCGCTATGTGGGGATCGAGGGCAGCTTCGGCACCGGGGACTGCGTCATTGTTTCGGACGGGCTTCTCCACATCATCGACTACAAGCACGGGCTTGGCGTCCTGGTGTCTGCGGAGAAGAACAGCCAGCTTTCCTGCTATGCGCTGGGCGCCTTCGACCTGTTCGATGGCATCTACGATATCGCACAGGTCAGCCTGACCATCTACCAGCCCCGCCGGGAGAATGTCAGCACATACACCATGAGCCGGGAAGAACTCCTGGCCTGGGCGGAGACCGTGCTTGCCCCTGCCGCAAAGCTGGCGCATGAGGGCAAGGGCGAGTTCAAAGCCGGCGACCACTGCCAGTTCTGCAAGGCAAAGGCCAACTGCCGTAAGCGGGCGGAGTACAACCTGGAACTGGCGCGGTATGACTTCGAGATGCCCGCGCTCCTGGGAGATGATGAGGTCGCTGCTATTCTTACCAAAGCGGACGAACTGGTCTCCTGGGCTGGGGATATCAAGGACTATGCCCTGCAGAAAGCCCTCTCCGGGACGAAGTTCACAGGATTCAAAGTGGTCGAAGGCCGCTCCAACCGGAAATACACCGATGAGGGCGCGGTCGCCAAAGCGGTGGAGGACGCCGGTTATGAACCCTATGAAAAGAAACTGTTGGGCATCACGGCCATGAGCCAGGCCCTTGGCCGAAAGAAGTTTGAAGAGCTGCTCGGCGGCCTTGTCTATAAGCCGCCCGGCAAACCCGTACTTGTGCCGGAGAGCGATAAGCGTCCGGCCATGAATACAGCCATCAATGATTTTAAAGAAAATGAGGAGGACAACAACTATGGCAAAGATCGTAAATAAGACGAAGGTAATCACCGGCCCCAGAACCCGCTGGAGCTATGCGAATGTCTGGGACCCCAAGAGCATCAACGGCGGCACGCCCAAGTACAGCGTCAGCCTGATCATCCCGAAGTCCGACAAGAAGACCGTGGAAGCCATCAAGGCAGCGATCCAGGCGGCCTATGAGGAGGGCGAGTCCAAGCTGAAGGGCAACGGCAAGACTGTCCCCGCCCTCTCGGTCATCAAGACCCCGCTGCGTGACGGCGATGTGGAACGCCCCGATGATCCGGTCTATGCGGATGCGTACTTCATCAACGCCAATTCCGCTACCGCCCCCGGCATCGTGGATGCGGACCTGAACCCCATCCTGGAGCGTTCCGAGGTGTACTCCGGTGTATACGGCAGGGCCAGCATCAACCTGTATGCCTTTAACTCCAACGGCAACCGGGGCATCGCCTGCGGGCTGAACAACCTGCAGAAGATCTCCGATGGGGAGCCGCTGGGCGGCAAGAGCCGTGCCGAGGATGATTTCTCCACCGAGGACGATGACGATTATCTTTCCTGAGACAACACAGGGCGGCAGTCACCGCTGCCGCCCGCCCATTCAAAGAAAATGCGAGGTAAATGGATATGACAGAGCTTTATGAGTTCGCAAAACAATTCGATGTGATCGTGATATTCATTCTTCTGTACGGATTTGCCGTCGGCAGCATCGTGTACTGGATCACCGACTTCCTGCACTGGTGCTGGACAAAGTTCAAAAAGCACAGGGAGAAAAAACGCCAGGCGGCAAAACAGCCGGAGGAATAAGCAATGCACACCGGGCGGCGGGAACAGCACTCCTGCCGCCTGTTTCTTATGGAGGTAACAGTACTATGGCAATCCACACCCTATCTATCGACGTGGAGACCTTTTCCGATGTCGATCTGAAAAAATGCGGCGTGTATAAATACGCTTCATCCCCTAATTTTGAAATCATGCTCTTTGGCGTGTCCGTGAACGGCGGCAAGGTCACCGTATATGACCTGGCGTCCGGCGATACCGTGCCGGAAGATATTATCCGAGCGCTCTCGGACAATTCCGTAATCAAATGGGCGTACAATGCGTCCTTCGAGCGGGTCTGCCTTTCCGTCTGGCTGCGCCGGAACTATCCGCAGTATTTTTCTTCCTACAGCATAGAGGATGATACCGTCCGGAATTACCTTGACCCGTCCTCCTGGCGCTGCTCCTTGGTATGGGGCGCGTACATGGGGCTGCCCCTCTCTCTGGAGGGGATCGGCAAAGTCCTGAAGCTGGAAAACCAGAAGATGGCAGAAGGCAAGGCGCTCATCCGCTATTTCTGCGTCCCCTGCAAGCCTACCAAGGCCAACGGCGGCAGGATGCGTAATCTTCCGGAGCATGACCCGGTGAAGTGGTCAACCTTCATCGCGTATAACAAGCGGGATGTGGAAACCGAAATGGCGATCCAGCAGAAGCTGTCGAAGTTCCCCGTGCCGGATTTCCTGTGGGAGGAATACCATCTTGACCAGGAGATCAACGACCGGGGCATACAGCTTGACATGGTGCTGGTAGAACAGGCCATCGCCATCGATGAGCGTTCCAGGGAGGAACTTTCCGCAAAGATACGGCAGCTTACCGCCCTGGAAAACCCGAACTCCGTCCAGCAGATGAAGGAGTGGCTCACAAAGCACGGTCTTGAGGTGGACTGCCTGGATAAGAAAGCTGTGAAGGAACTTCTGAAAACCGCACCGCCGGAGCTTGCCGAGGTGCTGGAGCTGCGCCGGCAGCTTGCCAAGTCCTCCGTGAAGAAGTACCAGGCGATGCAGAACGCCGTATGCGCGGATGGCAGGGCAAGAGGGATGTTTCAGTTTTATGGTGCGAACAGAAGCGGCCGCTGGGCGGGCAGACTGATTCAATTGCAGAACCTGCCGCAGAACCACATGACACATCTAGAAGACGCGAGAAGACTTGTCCGTGCCGGCGATTACGCCCTGCTCTCGGCACTGTATGACTCCGTGCCGGAAGTCCTGTCTGAACTCATCCGCACAGCGTTTGTGCCGAGGGACGGGTACAAATTCATTGTTTCTGACTTCTCCGCCATCGAAGCCCGTGTGCTTTCATTTTTGGCCGGCGAGTCCTGGCGGCTGAAGGTCTTTGCGGAAAACGGCGACATCTACTGTGCCAGTGCCTCCGCCATGTTCCATGTACCGGTGGAAAAACACGGGCAGAACGCCCATCTTCGGCAAAAAGGCAAGATTGCCGAACTGGCCCTGGGATACGGCGGATCGGTAGGCGCCCTCAAGTCGATGGGCGCTTTGGAGATGGGTCTTGCCGAGGAGGAACTCCAGCCCCTTGTGGATGCGTGGCGCACCTCCAATCCGAACATCGTACAGCTTTGGTGGGATGTGGACAATGCCGTAAAAACCACCGTCCGCCAGCGGCTGGACACGGAAACGCACGGTATCCGGTTCCGCTACCGCAGTGGGATGCTGTTCATCATTCTGCCTTCCGGCCGCCAGCTCTGCTATGTGAAGCCGAAGATGGGGACAAATAAGTTCGGTGGTGAATCCGTCACCTATGAGGGCGTCGGCAGCACAAAGAAGTGGGAGCGCATCGAATCCTACGGCCCGAAATTCACGGAGAATGTCGTTCAGGCGATTTCAAGAGACATCCTCATGTATGCCATGCGGACGCTGTCCCACTGTTTTATCGTCGGCCATGTCCACGATGAGCTGATCGTTGAGTGCGGCATGGATGTCTCCCTGGACGCCGTATGCGATCAGATGGGAAGGACGCCGCCGTGGATAGAGGGGCTGAATCTCCGGGCAGACGGCTATGAAACCATGTTTTACAAGAAAGACTGAAAAAGGCGGTGCCTATCGTGATGATAAGCACCGCCCACTTTTTAACGGTTAAAGATGTCTTTTACCAGCGGCTGCACCAGGCTGCGGATTTTCTTGATGTCGTCCGACACCGTCCGCTGCTTGATGCCAAGCTCGTCCGCCATTTCCTGTTGGGTGGCTCCATCGTAGAGCAGGCGGAAGATCCTGCCGTACTTCGGCTTTATCTCGCTGAGCATAGCGATAAGGTCTTCCAAGATTGTTTCGTAAATCACATCATCCTCAAATGCCCCTTCTGCAATCGGCTCTGCGCCCTCACCCATCAGGACAGAGAGGGAGGCGGGCTTATTCCGCTCGCGGCTGGCCTCCGAAAAGTGCTTGCACCCCTCACAGCGGTTACTTTCCGGGCAGCGGATCAGCTTGCCGTTTTTGCCCTTGACCATGCAGCGGCCATCCCGGTCTTCCCGTTTGATTTCCGCCCAGATCGGCGCCATGTACGCCCGATACTCCTCCTCGGTCGCATCGACCATGACTACCCTGCATTTGCGGTTGCCGATGCGGCGCCAGGTGACTTCCTCCGGCTTAATGCCAAAATCGCGGATGACCTCGTCGGTTACCATCATTGGGATCTGATGCTGCTTGTCCTGCTTTTTACTCTGATTTTCTGCCATTTTCCGGGCCCTCCTTCGACCCTGTCTGGTCGAAATGAGGACTCGTAAGAGCAGCCGGGAAAATGTGCACAGTTGACCAACCGAAACGAAATCCTCATTTCAGTGCTGGCCAACTATTCCAGTCGTTGGCGTTATGTTCAGTTGTCTGCCGCTCTGCTCTGGAATCATCCGTGATCGGCGGATGAGCTTTGCAGCAGAGTAAACCGATTTTTTAGATTCGCAAATTCTCGTATGCGTTCGCAACTCAAAATTTTGCGAAGGTGTAGAAATTTCATCGGAAGTGTGATAGAATACAGATGTGTATTTCACTCGCGTCAGGAAATTTCTATCCGTCCGGTTTACTGATTCCAGTTTATCAAAACGGCTTATTTGAAAATCGGACTGTACGGACAGCCACGGACGCTCTCGGACAGAGGATAAATCTTAGAGCAAGGAGGTAAATGAGGCATGACATTTTCTGAGTATGCTTTGGGTCTTTCCCCATTTATTTCATATGGAAAATCTGAGCATGACTATTTCACAGAGCTTATCGGAAATTTCATAAAAGATGCCGCAATGGACTCCTGCCAGATATTGAAAAGGAAAGATGACACAAAATATCGATATATAAGAGGAACCCGTACCATACCACAAAGGGATGCAAAATATCTTTACACCCATCGGGATTCGGATAAGTTCTCAAAATGGATTTGGGAGCGGATGGACGAGTCCGACTCTTATGACAGCGTGGTAGACTGGCTAAGCAATTGCGGAATTGCAGATGCCGATCCAGCAATCGCATGCGCCAGCTTATTGGAGCGTATTTTTCTGGATATTATCAATGCTTCTTCTGTATCTCAGACCGTTCCAAAACCGGATATTGATTTAGAACTGATTAATGAAATCGAACAAAAAATAAAATCGCTGCCGCGTCCGACTAATGTGCCGGTTCCCGCAACAGCGACTGATGATGAGCAAAAATATATAAATGAACTGTATTTGGCATATGCCGATGCCGAAGGTCTGAGCGCTTTCTCAGAGGATGACCTTTCCAGTTTCCCAGATTATGCAGAGGATTTGGATGAACGCCGTATTGACTTCTACGCCGCTGAAACAATACGGCGCGGTGTATTAGAACTTGGAAGTGGCAAATTGTCCGACCAGTTTAATGTGTTAAAAGGCGAAACATTCGATGGAGTGAAGGATACTGCCAAACGCACTCATCCGAATGGCTTCGATCATATGCTTGCTGTAATGGAGCAGGCTGTCAATGCCCCAGTAAACAACTATCTGCTCAGCTCTTCTCCATACTGGATCAGCGGAAAAATTAAAAAAGGCGTATGCCATCATCTCGTAAATGACGGCAAGTTAGTATGGGTAAAGAGGAGGCGAAAGAAATGAATACTTCTGCTCTTGGCTCCACCTTTGAAATCTCTCTCCGTATTCTTTTGCTATTGAACGAGGTACACGGGACATCTTTGGACGAGCAACAGATCGGAGCGGTTGATTTTATTTCTGTCTATGCCGCTGATTTTGACCTGTTAGACGAAAATCTTCATGGCTACAGCAACTATAGATTCAGCGAATATCCTGCAAGGAAACGCCTCGTTTCTTCTGCTATAAAAGAACTTTTGCTGGATGGAAATATTCGGTTTCAGATGGCTCTAACAGGGTACAAGTATTCCATAACAGAGGCAGGAAAAAGCATCTGTAAGAAGCTAACCAGCAACTATGCCGATGAATATAGAATTGCGGTTCAAACTGTGATAAAAAGTTTTGACAATGCAAACGCCGAGTTGATGCTCCGGGAAATTAATCGGCTCACCATCCAATCGTTAGAAGGAGGTCAGGCATGAATAGATTCTACATTGAAAAACTCGTCGTGTCTGGCGGAGGGCACAAAGCGTCCGTTATCGATTTCCGGCCAGGATTGAATTTTGTTTTAGGGCCTTCTAACACCGGAAAAAGTCTTGTAATGGACTGCATGGATTATGTGTTCGGATTTACACCTAAAAAGAACCGCCCTTCCAAGATTGTTGATAACAGCTATGGATATGACCGCATTGCCCTCCATTTGGCCACTGATCGGGGAACCGTAGTTTTGGAGCGTAAGATCGGTGATTCCAAAATCAGTGTCAATGGAACAGACCCTACCGTTGATCACGGTTCTTATAGTGTAAACCACAATGCGAAAAAGAACATCAATGCTGTCTATCTTCATTTGCTGGGCATTGATGAGCCGCACTCTGTGCGTTCAGCAGAAACAGGCTCAAAAACCCAAGAACTGACATGGAGAAGTATGCTTCACCTGTTTTTTATCCGCCAAGCTGATGTGGCAAGAGAAAGCTCTTCTCTGTTAGCTCCTGGCAGCTTTGGTCCTACAGCCTCTGCCGCCGTTTTACTTTATCTGTTGACCGGCCAAGATGCAGATGATCTTGAAGCGGATGAAGATCCAAAAATCAGCGCGGCAAAGAAAAAAGCTTTGATAGGCTATATTCAGGAAAAAGTGAATGAACTGTCTGGCAGACGTGAAAAGCTGGAGCAGGCACTTTCTTCCGAAGAAATCACAAGCCCTCACACGAGTGTTGAGCGGGTGCAAAAAGAAATTTCCGAACTACAAGCACAGTTGGATGCCGCCTCAAAAGAGAGCCAGCAGATTATGTCGCAAATATATGAATGGAATGGAAAACTTTCCGAGTCCCAAACCGTGGGGCATAATTTCGCTATCCTGCGGCGGCAATATCAATCTGATATCAGAAGAATCGGCTTCATCGTTGAAGGCGCTGCAAGTACTTCACCTGTGCGTAAAAAAGTTAAATGTCCGGTCTGCGGTGAAGAAACTGAGCGAACCTATGACACAACCTTTATTGATGCTTCTGCCGCTGAACTTGAAAAGATTAAACGGCATTTGTCTGAATTAAACGATGCGCAGCATAGTGTCGCACGCCAGCAGGAAAAAATCATGGCAAATATCCGCGCATTAGAAGAGCGAAAGGGCGCTATCGATACTTTAATTTCAGAACAATTGCGGCCAAAGCTATCTGCATTTGAGGAAGAGCTTGAAAAGCAGCTTAAACTGATGCGTTTGTCGAATGAACTGGAGATTATCCGGCAGGATGAAGTCCAGTATAGAAGTGATTTGTTCAGCAAAGAAACGGAAGAGATATCGACACCTCAAAAGCACAGCATTTTTGAGGATTATGGCTATGACATCATTCACGGCTTTGAGGAAAAATTGCGGGAAATTTTAAGAGCATCTAAAGTTGGCGGTGCAGAAACGGCCAGACTAAATATGGAGAACTTTGATATTGAGATTGGAGGACTAAAGAAATCTGTTTCAATGGGCGGCGGCTTCTGTGGTATATTGAACACGATTACCACCCTTGCGATGAGTTCTTATCTCATAGAGTTGGGGCGGCCGGCTCCCGGTTTTTATGCTGTTGATTCGTCTTTGACGCAGTTATCTGAGGCGGAGCATAAAGAGCAGAGCGATACCATTAAACAGAATTTTATTGAATATCTCATTGATCATGCTCATGAACGCCAGATGATCCTTGTTGAACAGACAAAGCGTATGCCCTTTATTCCCTCTGAGGATGAGGAAAGAGGAGTCCATGTGATTCGCTTTACCCGGAACAAGCAAGACGGTAGATACGGTCTTTTGAACGAGGTTTTTAATCCGGAAGATCAATGATCCTACATAATTTGCTGTTAATGAAAGAGCAGGAGGCAGACGATGAGAATAAGCTATAACAAATTGTGGAAAATGCTGATTGACCAAAATATGAACAAACGCGACCTGGCAGAAAAAAGCGGCGTGAGTACAGCCTCTATTGCCAAACTGAGCAAAGGCGCAAACATTACCACGGATGTGCTTCTTAAGATTTGTGAGGCGATGAATTGCCACATAGAGGATATTCTTGAAACGATTGACGATCAGGAGGAAAAGTAAAATGGCTATTGATTACGAACAGGCAAAGGCTCTTCTCAACAACTCATACGAAAAAGCTGCCCAGGAACTTCCTGCAGCCGTGACTCAGTATATCACAGACAATAAGGATGCGCTGGATACAATCTTTTCCTCAAAAACACAGTCCTACCGCGAGGTCCTGCTGGGCTGCGCAGTGGCAAGATATCAGGACAGAAGCTGCAACATCCGGCACCCCTATGTCAAACAGGGCGAGGATGCTTTTAATGGGCGCACTCTGGATGAGAAGGCAGTCAATCCGTTCCTGTTTTCAAAGCAGATCCCTTGTTCCAAAGGTCCTTATCTGGCGACTTTCCGCAGAAATGTTACTTTCACTGAAGATACAAGGGATGGATTGCGCGATAAGGAAGGCTTTGACGCTTTGCTGTCACTGATTTCCACCTTGGAGGCTGTGTCCGAAAGTGACGAGGTGGAAACGATCATCATTGCATTATTGAAGTGCTTTATCGACCTCCGTGAGCAGTCGATTGTCCGGCTTGTTCCAATCCGCCGGCTCCGCATCGATCAGTACCGTATGTTCCTAAACAAACTACAGCATCGCCAGAGTGGCGGCCTCATTCCCATGCTCCTGACGGATGCCGTCTTCTCCACTATCAATGGTCAGATGAATGCGGGGTGGACCATAGAACGCCAGGAGATCAACGCCGCAGATGGTGCGACCGGCGCACCAGGTGACATTACGATTTACAAGGATGGAGCGATCTTTAAAGCCATTGAAGTTACTGAGCGGCCAATAGACGGCTCCCGCGTTGATTCCACTTTCTCCACAAAAATCACACTGAACAACGCCGCTGAGTACTTATTCGTTTATACAAACGACCTTCCAAGGGAAAATGCGCTGGAACGGGCAAAAGCGTATTTTGCGCAGGGGTACAATATCAATTTCGCTTCCATCACAGATTTAACCATCCACATCCTGCTTTCTGGAGATGAGGCGTTTCGGACTGCATACAATGAAAGAATGTTTGAACTGTTCAATGCCCAGGATGTACAAGCAACGATTAAGGTGGCTTGGAACGATGCCTTGACCGAAGCAATGCAGGCATAAAAAAACGGGAATGTGTACCGCATTAAGGTAACACATTCCCGTTTTTTACGCTTGGAGATATTCAGCAACAGCCGATGCAACGGCTTCCGCCATTTTACAAGGCACTGCATTGCCGATTTGTTTATAAATTGCCGCCGGCTTGCCGCAGAAGATATAATCATCTGGGAAGGTCTGAATCTTAGCCGCTTCCCGTATCGTAATTCTTCTAAGGCGGCTGGGAGCTTCCTTGTATTCCGGGGTAATCGTTCCATCCATCAAACCTTTATGGTAGTTCTCGATGAAATTATCATCTGCCTCCCCATACAAGTAGTCTTCATCTATAAACGGCGTTTTATTCCCGCCCATAGAAGCCGGAAGGGTATTCGCATAGCCATCGATATCTATCGGGCGTCCCTGCCCATTAAAGTACATACCCGCATAAGGGGATTTACGCATAACCGGCCGTGCGCAAAAATTAATCTTTGCCACACAAGTCCGTGGATTCTCCTCACTGCCTGCTTTGCCAAGAGGTAACAAGATATCCCTGATGGGAGCAGCCTTCGTTTTATGATGTGTGATAAGCTGATGAAGACGCTTTTCATCAAACGAATCCCCTCGGATTCCAATAAAGAATACGCGCTCCCGCTTCTGCGGCACGCCATAATCTGTGGCATTTAAGACAAAATAATGGCACGAATATCCAAGGTCAGAAGCCTTCTTCAAATAGCGTTCTCGTACATCTTTCCATTTACTCAGTTCGCCCAGGGCTTTTACATTCTCCATCACAAAAGCCCTTGGCTTGACTTTTTCAACGACATCCAGAAAGGTAAAAATCAATTTGCTTCTGTCATCATCAGGGTCCATTTTCCCCGCTACTGAAAAGCCCTGGCATGGAGGGCCTCCAAATACAAGATCAATCCCCTCGTATTTGCCGAGAGAATCGATTACATTATTGATGTCATCGTTGACCATTATACAGTCTGGGTGATTGGCTCTGTAGGTTTCAGCAGCATCGGCAACCAGTTCATTGGCAAACACAACTTTTATCCCAGCATTCTCAAAACCGACATCCATGCCGCCCGCCCCAGAAAACAACGAAATGGCTCTTAACGGCTCACTCAT